GACTTCCACATTGCGTCGAACCGCACAACATCCTGTTCGTCCCAAACGAAGTTGAGATCCTCTAGTGCGGTGTATATCTTGCGCCGACTCTCAGACAGATACCGCGACTGGATCTGCTGCTCTGCATGGGTCAACTGTTGCAAATCATGGGATAGGTTCACTCAGAGCACCCATTTCAACAACGCACAGAGTCCGATGAAGATCGCCAGCACAACACCAGACCACACTACTGCTGCGTAGAGCGGGTTTCCATCCTCACCGGAGCCGTCTAATCTCATCCGGTTTCACCACCTTCAGCGAGATTCCGTAACGTTTCTCAAACAGTCTCAACCGAAGTGAGAAGTCACGCGCCGCATGCCCCTTGACATCCACGACTTCGACATGACCATCTGGATATGTGACCTCGAAGTCTGCGGTATACTTGATCGCCTGCCGTGCTTTACCGTCTGCGTTGCGGTACTTCTCTTGAAGCAGGTACTCTGGTTGTAGTCGAAAGTCTGCAATCTCTCCTGCCTGCTTCCGTGCAAGGAGTTCCAGGTAGTAGTTTCTTTCGGCTTGACTGGCGAAGGTGATACCGTTGAATGTGGTCTTACGTGCGCCGTATTTGTTCGGTTTAGGCGGCTTGGGCGGTGGCGGAGTGTTGATGATGTCCTGAACCAACCGTCCCTCTTTGGTCCACGACCGCACCAGTGATTGTCTGCTCATACCTCCAGTACCTCTAAGGCCGCATCCAACTCACGTTCGCAATCAACTTCCACCACGGTGCCTCGATACATCTGGAAGTTTTTGACCGCTTCCACAACTCTCTCTAACATCGCCATTCGTTTTTTTGAGTCGTGCAATTGTTGTGCCAGTTCAACCTGTTCACGCATGAGATGCAAACATTCTGCGTTTAGCTCTTTGCGCGGCATGGCCTTAATCTTGTCGGTGTCACGTTGAGTGATTGTCAAGATTGATTCACTCACTTCTCCATCGCCTCCAATGCGTCGTATTTGTTGGTCATACCTCATCACCCCATGCATCCCATCCATCCACACGCTGTCTTGCGAACAATTCAATCCGTGGTATGTCACCCATTAGTTGCACAATCCGGTCTCTTATCTCATCCGGCTTGCGACTGTGCTCTCGTCGCTCGCTGATAATCACAGAGCGCACGGCAGCGGAAATTCGTTTCGGCTTGCCCCTGGTAGCCAACAAACAAGGCTCTGCGTTCGCTCGCGTCCAGTTCCCCATGCCAAGTGACAATTTCCCGTTCTTCGCTATCTTGGCCCACGTGAACGCGACGGTTTTGTAAGTGAACCCCCATGCGTTCAGTACCTCAAATGCTTCTGACAACATCGGATAGGTCGCCCACATAAACAGCGCACAGTCATCGGCGGCTATCGACCGCATCGGCAATCCCTTTATGTCATCCAGCGACATGACCGAATATTTGAAACCTGCACCGCGTTCTCCCGCTGTGGCCTTGTCGCGATAAGACCACGGTGGATCGGCGTAAATGACGGTATACTGCTTATCCGGAAACGGAATCATCATAGGCCCGCAGATCCTTTCCAGTCACATCGCGAATGGACATGGCACAGTAGCCGTCTGCAAGCCATGGACCGCCACGCAGAATATGCGTTACCTTGCGAGTGCAAAAACTACCGGTGTACTCACCAGTGTTTGGATCCCATTCCCGAAGCAGGAGAATATCACCGACCTCAAATCCCCGGTCATCCTTGCGAAGTTCTACTCTCTTTCTGTCGTCATAAAGGTCTTGGAAGAACTCCGGCCAAACCTTCAGTTCATGTCGTCTCACTTCTCCATCGCCTCCAATTCCGCGAGTGCATTGTCTAATTTTTTTCGCATAAAAAACTCACTTGAGGTTTCGTTGATTGGTCGATCAAGCGATTCCTTGCGATAATATTTCGCGTAATTTGCTACCCGTTCCAACGCCGCTATCCGCTTGGCTGTGGCTTCTCCTGCTGCGGAGGATTCAAGCGCAGAGGACGCCTTATCAAACGCTTCCCGCTCAACGTCAGCAAACTGTTCCTCGTACATCTCCCAGTGTTCTAGTGCAATCTGGAAGTGCTCTCGCATCTCCACCAGTGCGGCTTGTTGCTCGGAAATCTTGCGATCTCTGTCCTCGATGATGGCTCGATACCACTCTATTTTCTGTTGCTCAGTCATGATTCATCGACTCCCTCTCCGCTAATCTCGCGACACGGTCCAACGTGCCAAGGTGCTGTACCTCTCGTAGCTCACCGTCTCTGCCGTGTTTGTAGGCTACGCACAGATAGCGACCCGGTTCAACCTCGCGCACCGTTGCAGGGTCCACGTAGTACGCGGTGTCCGAGTGGTAGACGCATATGCAGGTGTCAGTCATGATTCATACCTCCAGTTCTAGCGCCAGCTGCACCGGCTCACTTATCGCACTGTCCAGCTCCTCAAATGCCCATATCATTGCCGCTACCTCAGCCAACGCACCGTGTTCCTCAGCCTCTGCGTTTAGCCACTCCATGCGGTCTGTGAAGTACAGGTGCAGAAAGTGTAGGTCATCCGCTCCCTTCGCCCGCACGGCCTCGCGCGCCAACGTCAGAGCCTCGTCTAGGCGGTGTATCTCAGCTTGCGCGACCGCGTTGTCCTCCATCACTTACCACCCCTCAACAGAATCCGTACTTGCACCTGCTGTACACCGAGTTTCACGGCCTTGGCAGCATCCCAGACAAAGACGTCGATGTGCTTGCCCTTGATCGCGCCACCTGTGTCAAGCGCCTGTAACACCTGCGTCTGCCCATCCGCAAACTTGACCTCAATCACGCTGCCGAGTGGTATCTGCTTTGGATCGACAGCACACGTCCAGCCTTGATGCACGGTCTTACCGCTGTACGTCACCAGTCCGTCACCTTCGCCGCCTGTCGGTGCGTAAAACGTCGCCTTGAACGCCTGCCATGGCCCGGGTGACATCTGCAGGAGTCCGATGTGCCTGCTGGCTTTGATCTCCGTCCGTTGCATCGCCACCAGACTCTGTAGGTTCTGCACCTGTGCCTTTGCGGCCAATGACTGATACTGTGCCGCCTGTGCCCGCTGTGACAGCGCCAGAGCCTGCGTGTGAGCCTGCGTAAACTCATATGACAAGTAGAGTACCGACGCAATCAGTGCAGAGGCGAGAAGACCCAGTGTGTGCGTCCTGTGTGCGTTCATGGTCACACCTCCACCAGGCTGTAGTTCAGTTCGATGCCTGCCGCCCGTTCCTCCGGTGTCAATCCCATTAGCACCCGATGTCCTTCCGACCGCTCGTGAATCCTGCGCCCAATTGCTTCGTCGATGGCGAATATCTCTTGTGTTGTTCTCTCACTGCATACCATCATTGGCAGGCAATTTTGGTAGCGATAGTTGACGACACCGAACAGTTGCTCGAGCATGAAATCCGTTGGCTTCTGTCGTCCTTTGTAGAGGTCGTCGATGTACAGAACCTCCACATGTTTCATGGCTTCCGTGCGTTTTTGCAGATCGTCGAGCTTGTCCTTCAAATCGTTAAACCCTTCAACCCACGGGAAGTATTGCACCGCGACACCCTTACGCATTAAACCGTTTGCAATCGCCATGAGCAGATGCGTCTTTCCACTCCCTGGAGGTCCATAGAGCACAATGCTGTTTGCTCGAGTGCTGCGTATCTCGTCAAATCGGTTGTAGTAGTCAAGTGACGTGTCTCGAGCCTGCTTTGCACATTGGGGCCGGCTGTCTGTGATGAATCCACGAAAGCCAACGCTGCGAAACTGGTCTGTGATGTGGCTCGACCTGAACAGCCGCTCAATACGCTTACGCTCCACGCAGGTACATTGACGGAATGTGTGTTCGCGCTTCTGATGGTTCTCATCCCACAACCTCGAGTCGCCCATTGCAATTTCCTCTCGAGTCTCAGCAAGAACGATGACAACGCCCTGGTCACGACACTTCGCGCACTCGTACTCAGTAGGTTCCGGGTTGCGTTGGGATTCCTTTGCGTGTTCCTTGGCTATTGCTTCGACTTGTTCCACTGCGGACTTTATATTCACGCTTTACACCTCCTGCAGCTGCTTCCACACCAGCTCGCTCAGCTTCTGATTTTTGGAGTGCTTGCAAGTCATAGATGCCTTCCTCCACAAGATTTCTCAGGGTTCCGATTGCATAATTAAGTGACTTCCCATTGATTCGTGCCTTGCGCATAACCGTCTTGACCAACTCGAGATCCGAGCCGTGATCAACGTACTGCGCAAGTTCGAGAATTTGAGTCGTATTTGCGGGTTTCCCCCACAACAGTTCATAAGTGTCGTCAATTTCTTTTTCCGTCGTGCGCGTGCCACTACTACGACTACTGTCTTGTTTAGTTTCTTTTTCTTTAACTAATGTGCTCATACCGTGACTCGCACCGTGACTCATGTGGTGTCCGTCCGGTGACTCATGCTGTGACTCAAATTTAACGATCAGGTATTTACCCGCTTGATTTGCCTTGCCTGATTTCTCGTACTGGATGCGGCACTTCTGAACCAAAAAGTTACGGCATCGGTCCAATTGCTGACGTGACAATCCGGTCTTGACTTGAAGCGTTAGATTGGAAACGGTGAATTCCTCGCTCCATCCCGTCCTGTTGTTTATGGCCATGAGTGTGTACCATAAGGCAACGACGCCTGTTGAACATGGATTCGACTCCAACCAATCGAAAAACGCATTAAGCTCCCGAAGATAGTTCATGGCATCACCTATTCGTCGTCGTCTTCAAAGCGTTCTGGAAAGAGCGCCATCATTACGTCGGAGTAAATATCCAGATTCCCTTTCACAATTTCCGAACCGGAATATCTAAGAACCTTGTACCCTTTGGCCTGCAGAAACCTATCCCGCTGTTTATCTGCCGCAACCTTGTCTTTGGTTTTCTCGTGGAAGTCGTGCCCATCACATTCGATGACAAGTTTTCTCGTGGCGTTATAGAAGACCATGAAATCAACTCGATATTTTCCGATGCTGTACTGTGGGAAAACATCGAGTGCAATCTCTGGCTCGGCAACCACACTCCCAAACTTCACTTGCATGAGGCGGAGATACATCATGTGTTCAATTGGTGTTAAATTCAACGCATTGGCCCGACCAATGGAGCGTGAGGCAATCTCTCCAGTTAGGCGAATAACCTGTCGTACATAGTCAAATTGCTGTCGTTCAACCTCTCCGGTTAATGCCATTTCGTGAAAGTCATCGCCTAAAACGTCGTTGATTCGCTCAATCAGTTTGTGGATGTCGGGCATTTTCGTGAGCCTCCTTGTCATACTGCTTGTACAAAATGCTTTTACGGTTTGTTCGCGAACACATCATCAGGTGCCATGCATCCTCTGTACTCGCTCACGGTGCTGTTACGCTCACGTCCGCTAAGTCACCTATATATCGCAGTGTTCCGGCCAAATGTTGAATAACTTCCTGCGCGTACTGGTCAATACCGTGCGAGTCCATCCATTCTTTCCGTTGCTCTGTCGTGCAATCCGATAGGCATTTGCTTCCCCATGAGCCGTCGACCTCTTGTACTCGGATATAGATGCCGTCTAAGTTGCGTTTCATCCAAATCCCCTCCCGCGAGCCAGAATGTGTTACGCCATACTCAAGAGTTACAAGCGAGCAACCCTACGGAATCAGTTACTCGGCACTTCAATCACTTGCCCTGGATATATCACTGCTGAGACTAACCCGTTTACCCTCTCTATCTCCGTGTATACCGCGTCTGTACGGTCTCCCGGATCTGCCTTGGTAGCTATGACCCAGAGCGTGTCTCCGGCTACTACGGTGTACTTGTGCCATGCCTTGATATGTACACTCTCTGAGTTGATGGCTGACATGGCGGCGTTCATGAGAAGCAGGAGACCAACGAGTAACCCAATCGACCGTGCGGCCCTTCCTGTGACAGAGGAGCCGGAGCCCCTCCGCTTATTCGTTGTCGCCATCATCCTGGTCCGGTTCCAATGTTGCCCCGCTCTCAGATGCCGCTGTAGCTGTTTGTGCATCGTCCTGCACTTCGTACCCTTCTGGAGCCAGCGTGACTGTGTTACCGTCCTCCAGAGCTTGCACAGTGTGGTCATCATCGGCAAACGCCTTTTGCATTTCGACGGACAAGATGCCCCAACGTGATAGCATGTTTCGCAGTACAGTTTTCATCGCCATCGCGTCAAAGTCTTCACGCCATACCTTGCCGTTCGGCTGCTTGCTGAATCGGTTCTTGTGAGCCTCAACTTGCTCGGCTGTCCAATACACAGTCTTGTGGAATCCGTTCACCAATTCGAAGTACGCGGCATATCCGACCACCTTGTCGGACGTAGCGCAATCCTGGTCAAACTCGAGTTCTTCGGTCAGGCGGTTGAACTTTATCAACTCACCCTCGTAGACAGAAATCACATTGATTGAGCGGTACTGACCTGTGCGCAACGCCAATTGGATGTACCCTTTGTAGCCAAGTTGGAACTGCGCCCGCAGAGTCTGTGTCTTGTTGTCTTTGTACGCAATCACCCACGCATAGCCGAGGTTCTTGTCGATTGGCAGGTTGAGTGTCGCGGCAACCATCGCTGACCCAATGACCGTCATTGGCTCCGCCTGCTGCAGATACGGATCTCCGTTGACCAGGTTGATGATGCTTGACATGAATTGCGGTGCGCGGTCTTTCATCACGTCCTCAAACCGTTTCTTCATCGCCGGTGCATCGAGCAGTTGTTTGATGGTGTTCCCGACCGTGTTCTGGTTCTGGTGGTTACGGTTCTGAATTTGGTTTTTGACGCTTTGATTGGTGCCCATGTCAACGGACCTCCTTAATATCAAATCGGCGTGATGTGCTTGGCTTGGCGTATTGCTCAGACATTTCTGGGTGTTCTGACTGAAATGTCTTGGTGTCGAATCGGTAGCTCGTGATAGTCTTCCAGTTCACCTGATACGCACCAACGAACCCCGTTTCGGCATCTTGCAGTTCTGCTTTGATTTGGTTCTCAATGGTCTTCTCTTGCGTTTCCAGAGCCTTGATTTGTGTTTTGACGGACAGTAGTTGCTCAATCTGATCCCGGTAGGATGGTGCCAGATTCACGCTCTTGCCTGTTTCACCTTTGGCATACCGTTCTTTCACAAATCGTTCTGCGGCACTGGACCCATCCAGTACAGGAGGTTGGTTGCCAAGTACGTGAAACTCCCAAAAATGTTTCTCGGCTTCGATGATGATGTTGATTAACTCGTCGTCGCGTTCTATCTCCTTGTACCGGAACTGGTTGCCGCCAATCAGGACTGCAATGTATGCCTTCTGTGCGCCCGTCACCGCCATGTAGTGTTGCGGTTGGATGATATAAGCGTCTGGTATCTCGTCGTCCTTCCATTCACCCTGTAACCATGCAGATGTCGTCTTGCACTCCAGGATGGCGTTCTCGGCAACGACCATGCGATCTACGTTGGCAACCATCCACGGATACTCGGAATGTTGCAGAATCGCGTTACGGCGACGGACCTTTTTCCCTGTGCGAACCGTGAACTCGTCAGCCACTAGGTCTTCCAGTTTGGTTCCCCAGTAGGCCGCTTCGCTTGATGTTTCCTCAATGTTGATCTGGCCTGTTTTCTCCAGCCAGAGTTCAAACGGCGTTTTCCACTTGCTGAGTCCGAGGATGACCGGGGCGTCACTACCACCGACACCTTTACGACGCGCTTCCAGCCACTGTGTGCGATTCATGTCGTTGGTGGATGTCAGGACCATGCTCATTCTCCATACCTCCGCCCATTACTGAATGGAACGTCACGTCCGACGACTCCGAGAATTGGCTTGTGTTTCTCGTATCTATCCATTTTGATGATGAATTTCTGCGCCTGATCTTTGGTCATGTTGCTTAAATCCCCAGTGGGGAAGTGTTTCTTAAAGTGCTCCTCAACAAATTCCCTGCCGCGATAGTCGATAAGTCGTTGTATACGACCTAATTGCTTTTCGGTTGGTACCATGCTCACTCTGAGTCACCACCTTGTAGGGCTTCATCAATAGCCATGATGTCGCTCTCTAGGTGATACCTCACGTAGTGGGAAATCCCGTAGAGACTCACGGCTGATTCGCTTAAATCAGTGTGTCTGCGGATTCTCACCAGAGCGGTGATACCGGCTTTGATACCTTCATCAATCAGGTTGTGGTCTTCTTCTGCATAATCCTCGATGTAATCAGAGAAGGATTCCAGGACGTCCACCGAACCTTTGTAATGACAGATACGGTTCATATCGGACAAGTCTTCCAACCGTTCCATCACAGCTTGCAACCGTGCGTACAAGTCTTTCATCACAATCCCTCCCTACAATCGCTGCACACGTATCTGTCGCGGTCAGGCCATGTACCATCTATCCGCTTGATGTCGTCCATGTGGTGATACTCCTCACACTTGTCACACAGGGTGTAGTCACTCAGGCAAGCGTCACAGACCCATGTGAGACTTCCGCTGTGACGGACCTTGTTACCCATGTAGTCCCATGTGTCGAACAGTTCGCCGCAACCCGGACACGTGAATGACACCTTGACTGGTGTGTAGGTAGTCATTCGATATCCACCCCCACAGCCTTGAGCGCGGCTAGACAGATTGCTTCGGGTGCTGTTGTCGCCACCGAATATGCAACAACGTTATTTCGTCGCTGGACATCAACTAGGTAAAAGTCGGGATGAGTGTCGATGTCAAGATACAGACCACGTGCCGACAGTTCTTCGACGACTTCCCATGCCGCACTGATGTCGGTGGAAGGTTGAAACCTTTTGAATGATGATTCCTTCCAAGTCCGAATCGTCAGTCCGTCTGCGAAGTAGTCCCATCCATGGTCCTTACGCCAACCCATCACTTTCAAGGCAACAAGTTCATCCCGTTCCCTTGCAGATAGTTCCGACCACTTGATGGTCTCTGTAGTCACCTTGATTCCCCCTTTCGTGGTATACTTCTGGTGAATGTTTACCTTGCAGCTCTCTCAGTGGTCCAACACTGCAGAGAGCTTTTTTACTTGTGCGTCCAGCTTCCGTTGTATCGGACCGAATGTGTCTGCGGCTCGATGGCTCATGTCTGACCATCCTGAGTACAGACCACGTAGATGCTCGGCTTGCTCTGCGGTGTCCGAAACCTCGCCGGCCTTTACGCGGTAGCCATGTACCCGGCTCTCGAACAGAGTTACAGTTGCCTGCATTTCGCCGAGCAACGTCTGCATGATCTCCAGTGCCTCCTGAATTTGTTGGTTACGAGTAGGAGACAGCAGACGGTGTGACGCGATGGTCAGTTCATCCGGCGAGAAGATTTCAATTGGTTGCATCACTCTTCACTCCCTTCCGTGGGTTGTTGGAGAACTCGGCTCAACTTAACCGCGATCCAGTCTTCATAGCCCAAGTCGTTCCCGAGTGCTAACTGTTCATTTTGCCAAGTAAGGTATTCTTCACCATCTTGACGAGCCACATCCAGAATTCCTTCCCGCAACCGTTGGTTCGTTTCATCTGCTCCATCCAACTCTTTCATCAGATATTCAATGTCAATCAACGCATGTGCGCTTGAGTAACTCAGCCGATTTGCGTGTCTTTTGACAATCTCCAACCGTTCGCGTATCTCATCTTTGCGCGTCATCACTCGTTACCTCCTTGTAGGGTTTCGTACCACCTCTCGATCTGTTCTGGCGTGTAGCCATAATGTCTGTTGGCTAACATTTCCCCCAACGCTTCCCGCAACTGTTCAATCTTTTCGGTCAACAGTAGATTCTCTTTGAGCAGACGGGCGTTATCTTCAGCTAGTTTGCTGTGAGACCACATGCCTGTCGGTATCTCGTCCTCGCGTGTCATCACTCGTTACCTCCTTGTAGGGCTTGCTCGGCCTGTTCCATGTACCAATGCGGATCATCGTGGTCTGTATTGGCCATCCCTTCCAACGCTTCCCGCAACCGTTCCACTTCAGCGACTAATGCAGGGATGTCTTCACGGGCAGCGGCGATGAATTCAAAATCAAAATATCTGTCTTCATCTTCCAGAGCCTTAGCTATCGTTGTTGTTAACGGAAATGACCCGCCATCATTCCGACACCAGATATCCATATCATCGGCGTCAAAGTGCCACGGACCCGGTGTTGCCTTTTCCGCTCGTTCCCGAATCGCTTGCAGTTCCTCTGCATCCATTCCTTGCTTCCCCCTTTTGTGCAAAACCTGCACATTTTGCTGTACATCTGCACGGCACGTGCAATCGAAGGATGTTACCTTAGGCATAGAGCAACGGTCCGACACGTTGACGACTGACATACCAGTCATGCGCCGCCCTTAGTTGGTCAATCAACATGTCGATCAACCGGAGGCCGCCGCAGACATCAATGATGGTTAGCAGCAGTTCATCCGGTACATTCGCGCCATTTTCCAAGCGCGATATGACCGACCGATCCACGCCGATTGACTGGGCCAAACTCTCTTGAGTGTGACCGGAGCCTGCGCGAATCAACGCTTCCACCAAGTTCTTACCTCGCAGTACGCCTCGTTTCATGTGCTTCACCTCCTCACAATGGTTTGTCCAAATATCCCTCGGAGCGGTGTAAAATCCGCTCCCATCCCCTCCACTTAGAAAGGATGACCCTCCCCTATGCAGACACTCTCTGTACGCGCTCAATCGATTCTCGACTTACTGGCAGATGTGATGCGTGACCTGGCTTTTGAACTTCGCAACGACTACGACGAGGTGGATATCAAGCTGTCGATCTCTGCTGAGTAGACTTCTGACGCTCTGCACGAAGTGCGGCTTCGACACAGATTTTTGCGACGATGCGTTCGGACTCCGGGCGAAGTTTGACCTGTTCTACCGCCAACTCCATCACCTCCTCGTTTATGGATATGCGAATTCTGGTTGTCTCAATGGTCCGAAGCGCTGTTCTCCGCGACTAAGTCCGTAAAGGGAATGCCCAAGGTATTCGCGAGTTTCACAACGATGCCAACGCCTGGATTCTTGGTAACGCCTGTCTCGATGTCACTGATCACGGATTGTGCAACGCCTGACCGTTCCGCTAACTCTGTTTGCGAGTACCCGCTTTTATGCCTGAACTCGCGAAGTCGAATCATCGTTCGAGTCACCGCCCTTTCTGTAACCATATTACCGTATCTCCGATACATTAGTCAACGGATATCCGATACATTGGTTAAATTTCTGTAGGTTCCCCATGCTAAACTGATTTCGAATACATCGGAAACCCGATAGGTGGAAAATTCATGGATGTTAGACAACGTATTATCGACCTACGAACCGAAACTGGAATTTCTACGAACCGGCTTGCAAAGTTGGCCTCCATCGGGCAATCAACGTTGAGCGATATTGAGGCCGGTAATGTCAAACCAAGCATTGATTCGCTCGAAAAGATTTGCCTGGCGCTTGGAATCTCGATGGCCGATTTTTTTGAAGATGGTGTCGATGAATTCTCAATCGATGTCCGCCGTCTTCTTCAGACCATCCAGTCCCTCACTCCCACTCAGCGAGAACTCTTGGACAAGTTCCTGAGAGAAATGAAAGGAGATGCCCGTTGACGCTAAACAATGAATACACAATGGTAGAAGCGTTCAGTGGTAATAAGTTCCCAGTCCGGTATGGGTTGAATATCGGCGCAGGGTTGATTGAATTGCCCGACCATTTATTGATGTGTATCCACGTGGAACATTCTTCCATTGCGTTCCTTGACCGAGATACAAACGGAATCTACGACATCGCTGCTATAGTGGATATTGACCGAGAAGCAGATAATGTCCGTCTGCGTCTAGGCTCTCCCGGTATTGCATTAATTCGCGTGGATAGCGGAAGTGAAATTACGAACCAGTTTGACAGCATCAAATATGTTGACTTTCTGGTTCGCGCGGCCAAACAGCATCTTTGAATCGCGGGTCGAATCTAATGTTAAGATTCATCCCAAGTTCCTTAACTCGCGTTGTAGACGTAAGTACGATTCCGCACCGCGGACAACACATATACACACGCGGCCAAAGTGCTCCACAACTCGTGCATATCGAGCCAGCCTGGATCTCCGTGTCGTTCATACTGTCACCTCCTCTGGCGTAGCGCCCCGAATCTCCGTTCCTGCGTCCGGACTGAAAGGCATCAATTCCCGACGCGCATTGATTGCGACCTGTTCGGCTATCCGGATGTCATCGTAAAATCCCAGCCTATATCTCACTTTGTTAACCTGCATTTGAACTTCCCACTTTTGAGTTGCTTTGCTCCAACTCACACCGCGTATTCCTGTTCTGCTGTCAATGTGAGAACGGCTGATGTTTTGCAGATTTTCGGATTGAGTGACTATACGCAAATTTGACCTACGGTTGTTTAATGGATTGTGGTCAATGTGGTCGACTATCCACCCTTTTTCCGCGCCAGTAATTAAACGGTGCAGATAAAAGCTTGTTCGTCCATATTTTCCTGGCGTATTTGCCTTAACGTAGATTCGATTCGACCTTTCCTCCCGCGCAGGTCCCGCAAACCATCTGGTGCTGATCGAACTCGCCAATTTCAAATCGGAAACGTCAATCAATGTCTCCAAACTTGGCGCACTCCTACGCTTGAGGAAAATAACTGCCACGTCTCCACGAACCTCAAAGTCATTTCGCAACTGCCTCCACCTCACTTCCAATCACAAGTCTTAGCGGGCCAAATCGTTGCTCTTGAAGCCGGATGGCTTTCTGCAGATTCTCTTCACTCGCGTGTGCCCAATCGTGGCACTTCCAGCAGATCCACATCAGGTTCCGTTCGTCGTGAACGTGTGTGAGTGTGTACCACTCCGGGTGAACCCGATACCTGCCTCTAGGGACTGTATGATGCACTTGGTCTCCACGTCCGCCACAGACTCGACAGTAAACATCGCGCTCCGCGATGTACTCGCGTAACTCTTTGGTGTAATCGCTGTCCTTGCGCTTCGTGTGTCGTTTATTCGGTCTTGCGTATTGATTTTTCAAAGGACCAGACCGCTGTAGTTCTGTCTTGCGCTTGAGCGGCGACCGCTTCATCGAACGCTCAACACCCGCATGGAACCCATGTTCACTTCCTTGGCAATCGTTCGATAAATCTCTTTGAGTCGCGGGTCATTGTCGATTACGTCCATGCGGTTGGTTTTGCTGACCTGCGTTTTTGCTGCCCCTGCATCCTCCATGCGCTTCTTGAGGTTTCGGAGGCGAGCGTCAAGGTCACAATGTGCGCGTTCTTCCAGCAACCGATAACTGCGAGTGCGCATATCTTGGTAATCCACCTGGGACCGATACGCCGCGCTTGTGATAAGTCCATTCACTTGCCTGCGCCAATCCTCATCACGTTGGAGGAATGTGTCCTGCATAACCTCGACAGCTTCCGTGACCTGTTCCAGTTTCTGTGTTGCCTCCGCTAATTGGAGTTGTGTCTTAGCAACTGACTCGAACATCAGGTGAAACATTTGCATCTGTGGATCTAACTTCGCAATGTCGATTCCATCGGTAGCTTTGACGATGTAGTAGCCATCGACCAAGGCTTCATATGCCGACCATGCTTGATCCGTGTTGAGTGACTTCGCATGCATCCAAGCGCCTTTTTCACTCCAGAGATACAGACTGTTGACGTTCGGAGCAATTCCGCAATTTGCGTATTCGCGTTTGAAATCTTTGAGTTCGTCGCCTTCCAGCAGGTAAAAATGTTTAGGTGCTGTGTACCTGGCAACGTTGCGGATGAAGTTTTCAGAAATGCGTCTTACATCACTTCCAAAGGACTCGGCCAACTGCGCCGTGGTCAGGACTCGTTGCCCGCCATGCTCAATCACCATTAACTCGTTCACTGTTTCAACCCCCTCCATTGGTAAATGTTTTGAATTGTCAAGGTGCAGATGGTGACTTACGCTTAAGTGCCACAAACAGCTTTTTATGCCGAACTTGATTGACCATGTTCATCATGGATGACAACATCGTCAAAAAAAATGTCGTTCACAGGCGTGTTGTAATGCTTCGCGATTGCCAGCATTAGCGAACCGTTTGGGTTAACGCGTTCCTTCTCGATTTGGATAATTGCTTGGCGCGAAGCACAAACTGCATCGGCTAACTGTTGTTGGCTCTCGTCATGGTCTCTTCTGATTTTGCGAACACAATTCTTCAAAGGGTCTCCCCCTTTCTCCGTGTCATCCTTGGGTTACAAGTACAGTGTATCCCATGGATTACATGCTGTCAACCATGAAGTACAGATATTTGCGTTTTGTTTTGTAATGTTTGGTTTACAATCAGCAATGGGGGTGCATGTAGTGAATTTTGGCGAAGTGTTGAGAGTTCTTCGTGGTAACATGAGCCTGCGCGAAGCATCTCGTTTAACAGGTATCAGCCACACATATTTAGATCGACTTGAAAAAGGGGTCGATCCTAGAACCGGGAAACAAATCGAACCGTCTGGTTCTGTCTTAAATGCTCTCGCAAATGCGTATAACGTACCCGCAGAGCTAATGCTTATTTTGGTTGGATATATTGACATCATAAAAACGAGTCGAGATCCTGAAATGGTCGAAATAATGGACAATCTATATCCAACCACCGATAAAGAGCAAATACTTCGATTGATCGAAATGTGGAGAATACAAACAAATGACCGAAAGTTTGATTCGGACAGAGAAAGAACATTGGCGGAAACAGACTTCATTACCCGCAATTTATCTCGTCAAGATACCGACCAAGGAAATCAAGACGATAGCGCAGGACAAACTACCTACATTCCAAAGGACAAAATACCCATGCCGCAGAATGCCGAAAGGAGTATGTTGGGGTTCCACCCTTCACTCAATGTCCAGCGTAACCAACAGATCGTCAGAGATGCGCCGGACAAATACACCGAGGGCTACCGTGAAAAAGCTATAATGATCCCTGTCCTCGGTGTCATCCGGGCTGGTTACGACTTATACGCAGAGCAGCAGGTGATCGACGTGAAATGGGTTCCTGAGGGTGATGTAGCGGATGGAGAATATTTTTATCTGCTGGTCACTGGTGACTCAATGTCGGGCGCGAACATTTTAGAGGGCATGCGTGTATTGGTTCGGAGACAGGACTGGGTTGACGACGGCAAGATTGGTGTCGTCCTTATCAATGGCGATGAGGCGACGCTTAAGTATGTCTTCCACGAAGATTCTTATTTCATACTTCAGGCGGCCAATGCAACATATGCACCACGCAAGGTGCCTGTGGAAGAAACACGTATTCTCGGCCAAGTCAAAGAAGTCGTGTGGTCCGTATGACGGTCGCTCTTTATATTCGTGTGAGTACGGATGAGCAGGCAAAAGACGGATTCTCCATTGAACATCAGAAACAACGTCTTGCAGCGTTTTGTGAGTCACAAGGGTGGAATTCATACGAATTTTATATCGATGACGGATATACCGGAACGAATCTGAACCGGCCACAACTCACGCGATTGATTCGTCATGTACGGAATCGCAGCGTCAACATAGTTCTGGTGCATCGTTTGGATCGTTTGAGCCGCAAACAGAAAGACGTGCTTTATCTTCTTGAAGATGTGTTTGACTCCAATGATGTTGCGTTTCGATCAGCCACGGAACCCTTTGACACGTCTACCCCACTCGGCAAAGCCATGCTCGGTATCCTCGCTGTGTTCGCGCAATTGGAACGAGACACTATCGTCGAGCGGGCGACATCGGGCAAACATGAGCGTATCCGACAGGGGCTATGGTATGGGGGCCCAATTCCCTATGGATACGATTGGTCAACAGAGGAACAGCGGCTTGTCGTGAATCCGGCACAAGCGAGAATCATTCAGGAAATGTACGAACACGCATTGCGCGGACAGCCTTATACAACTATTGCGAAATGGGCTTCCAGACGCTCTAGGGAACGTTTATTCGGGCATCACAAGACACTCCTCTATATGCTGACGAATCCTCTTTATATGGGCAAACTCAATCAGCGTGGCGTACACATCAACGGACTGCACGAAGCCATTGTAAGCGAGGAGACATGGCAGGCTGTGCAGAAGGAAATTCGGATACGCAAAAACGGTCGCGCGATCTATGGAAAGTATCTTCTCAGCGGAATCCTTGTATGTGGTGTCTGCGGCTCATCCATGAAACACATACGAATACAAGACCGTCGATTCAACCCCCCAAAAATCCGCGACTATTATTTGTGCTCCACCAAGCATTCCGGTCATTCTTGTTCATCCCGATACGTCCCACAACAGGAACTGGAGGACCGAGTTATCAACACATTGAAGGACAAATCCGTTGATCCCGACATGGTGATACAGGAACTTTCCGCCCGACGCGAGGATATCAATAGTGTAGAGTCAACGATAGACGCACTCAATCGACAACTCGACGAGGTAAAAGTCAAACTGGAACGATGGTACGCTGCCATTGAAAGCGGAATGGACCTCGGCAAGGTTATGCCGCGGATACATGAGCTAGAGGATGAACAGAAGGCAATTATGCTGCAACTTGATGAATTGGACGGTGCAGACTACGAAGAAACAAACACACGCATTCTTGACTCCTTACACCAAATCGGACAACAATGGGATAACATGACGAATGAAGAACGCAACGCCGTTTTACACGCTGCGGTCAAGACTATCACGGTAAATTCGGACGGTACGCTCGTGTTCACCTGGGATGCTTGATGTTATCACTTTATAGGGAAACGCTTCAGTGTTTCCACTTCAAGTGAGAACAAAGACCCTCACCGAAGTGGGTCCTTATCGACATGGCATAAACTGATGACGCAAATTCAAGTTGAAGGAAATGGGTGTTTACTATCGAATATCTTTACTTGTCCAATTTTGTGAAAACGATATGAGGTGCGTAAATGTCAAACATTTCATTTAAGGACCGACGATATTGGGTCACAATTGCGGCACTTGTGTATGCGGTTGCCGAGGTTGTTTTGTTTTATCCTGTCACCCGACATCCATTTTCACGCTTTATCGGAGTTCCCGGAGATGCACAACAATTCATGTGGTATCTTGGCTGGTTCTGGCATGCCGTCTTCCATGGAATGAACCCGTTTACTTCGACTTATATTAATTACCCTCACGGGATAAACCTCATGACGAACACCTCCATTATTGCTGAATCAGTCTTGTTTGGGCCGTTCGCTTATGTGTTTGGCGTAACGTTTGTATTTAATACAATGAACATGCTTAATTTGCTGGTGATTGGTGTCATTTCATTTCTTATTTTTGATGAGCTGGGAATGCGAAAATGGATCGCTATGTTTGCTGGGCTGCTCGCCATTTTGCTCCCCTTTACAACCGCACAACTTGCCGGTCATACGCATATTGTGTTTACATCTCCTATATTTATATTGATATATCTGATGATTCGCGCGATAAGATACGGTGTTAGAAGGCCGATTGGGCTCGGCGTTATTATGGGCTTGGTGATTGGATTTGAGTTTTATACATCCACCGAAGTGTTTGCGACTTCTGTGTTGGTTCTCGCGATCATGTTGGCTGCTTGGTGGATGTTGGATCAATCGCGTCTATATACGCTTGCGGCATCTATTCCCCCCGTCGTTTATATGGTTACTGCGCTCTCCGCATCGATCATACTTCTTCCGGGATTGTGGATGCTTTTCTTTGGCCCATATCGACCATTAATAAACCCGACGCATGACCCAAATGTATTTGTGAATGATTTTCTCAACTTCATTCTTCCCACGCCAATGTATGCGCTGCACAGCGGTGTAACAACGAATGTAACCAGTCATTTTTCGGGAAATTCCAGCGAAGATAACGGATATTTGGGACTGCCGATGCTGATTCTACTTGTGTGGTCTGTGCAGCGCATGTGGCATAGGAAGGAAATTCGAGTCATTTTTATTACGTTTCTGGCTATCATGGTTTTGTCTATGGGTCCACATCTTCACATCCTTGGATATACAACAAAGATACTTTTGCCATGGATCATTGTTGAACATCTTCCGCTCATCCAAAATGCATTACCGTCGCGCATCATGTTTTATGGGGATATATTGGCGGTTGTGTTGATAATCTTTGCATTGGATGACTTGGTGTCATCTCAGACAAAGATGTGGAGTCAATGGGCATCATTGGGCTCGTTGCTCTTAATTTCATCCACATGGTTCCCTGTTACTCCGTTTTTTAATACCAACAATCCTCCCTATCAATCCGCGATAAGCTCGAACGGAATTCTTTATGCGACCCTCAGAGGACACCCAACGATGATATTAACAGATGCGTTCGGGAATGTTATGCAATCCTTGGCTGCGGGGCATTACGCATTCCCCGTGGCAAATGTATATGGATTTTCCTACGATTCATCCGCCGACGGATCATATCGGCCTTATTCCATCGATCCAGTAATTGAGCCACTCAACCAACAGGCTGTCGATACATACATCCGGGGAATGATCCAAAATACCCATGTGCAGCGGATACTGTATGTGGATTCAAACAACACACAGATTCCCACCAAACTTTACAATGCACTTACCATTGCTTGCGGGAATCCGACCGCAAAAAGTGGAAACTTTATCGTGTGGGCCACACACTAAACAAAGACCCTCACCGAAGTGGGGGTCTTAGCTTATGGAGCGAAAAGAAAAAGCCCGCGCATGAGCGCGAGCTATGATTGTGTGCTTGTGGTCTTGTTGACGTTGTATTCGACGATTTTCTTTAATGTTTCAAACATCTGCAAGACAATCATGAGTCGGAGATCCGTTTGAAACATATCATCTGCACGGAGTCGTCCTTGTATTTCTCCCTCAATCGCCTCTCGTGTGATGGTGTAAATCTGGTCTAACTTTATGTATGAATCGTGCTGTAAGATGCCAGGGTAATCCGATGCCTTGAGTCCCATGTGAAACTGCTGGAGTTGTTTGTGAACCGGGTTTCCCTGTTCATCCGCTTCGATGTTTCCACTTTTGTCTTTCTTTACCCACGATGAAATTGGAGAGACAATGACTGTTCTGTTGGGTAATGTGTCATCACTGAGGATAACGGCCATGTGTTTCCCGTTAAGCGTATAGTCCGGAGTAACCGGACTTGGCGGGAACTCCCACCAAATGACGTCGCCTCTAGAAAATGAATTCAACGGCACCCTTATTCACTCTCCGTATTCTCTTTAATGGATTGATTTTGAATTGACCCGAAAAATTGTTGGTTGAGGTCTTCGTCATCATCCGTGTCGCGGTTGTCCACGCCTCCGACCAAACACTTGACGCGGAGTTGCTTGTCATTTACGAGGTCAAAAAAATCCACGCCAGTTTCCTTCTTGAAGCGCGACAAGCCGCTTCCAACATCAACGTGTTCGTCTCGGTCCCCAACCTGCGGTAGTTTCATGAGATCGAACATTTTTGGTGCTCCTCCCGTTGGTCTGTACGTGTTTCGTTTTTTTTGCTCTTCATTGTCCATATCGTAGTCCTCCTTTCAGTTGCTGTCAAATGCTGAATTCTCGTCTCAGACGTATGTTCTCATGCTTATGACGTTACTATTCCGTATGTGACAGTAACCATTGTGGACAAACTGCTTAAAGTTAATCCTGACGAACAAAATCCCCCACCCATTCAGGTGAGGGACCGCCTCACTTCCTCCCACCAGGCAAGACGCTGAGTGTCACTGGCAGATTCGCTGCGTCTTCCTGATCGGGCTCCAGTGTCGCCATAAGCTCTGGCAGGTATGCTGCCAACTCCAAGAACTCAAGGTCAGTGCGTGACTTCCTGATGGGACAATTATCACAATTCCATGGACTTCCGCATTCGTACTCGCAATAGGCTGACAGGTTCACGCCGATATCCACTACTGCGTCCACGAAGTTTAGTTTGCTCACCCAGCGCCCTCCTCTCCGGTAGCTGAATCAACTCAATCGGCGGCAGATGAATGGTGTACGTGTCGCACTTGTATCCGTCTCGCTCGACCTTATCGAACGTACGTTTGGTGATGGGCCGCTCCGTTGACCAGTACACGCTGTCCAGGTTGCGATAGGTATCCGTCGTTAGTAGCTCACGCTTGTAGTAGTAGTCGTAAGTCTGATCGCCCCTGGCATATCGTCGGCGGATATACCAGACGGTCTCACGGCTGTGCATTACTCCAGCACCTCCAGAGTCAGGCGTACCTGCGTGTAGGGTCTGACTAGTTGCAAGGCATGCTCCAGCCACTCATTGACGTCTCGGCCATTCAAGTAGCGAAAATACTCAACATCAGGCTCCGTGTGCCGTTCGTAGGAGTATGGACCCCCCAACTGATACGTGATGGTAGGTCGTAACTCGCTGATTTCGGCCACTTTCGACATCCCCTTTGTGTTAGGATAGTTTATGATATGCTCCAGATTCATAATTGTTGCCACTTCGTGCAATTATTTTTATTTCTACAGGCAGGAATTAGGGCCTAACGCGTTGAATATATAAATGAGGTGTCATGATGAACCAAACACTACTCAAACAAAAAATCCTAGAAAGTGGTCTTAAGCAAGATTGGATTTCAAAACAAGTGGGGATTGCAACAAACACATTAAGCCGCATTGTGAATGGGAAGGTTACGCCGGATGTCAAAACAGCCTTGAAGATTGCGCGAGTTTTAGGGACCACCGTGGAGGAACTGTGGGGAGATGATGCGAAGTGAACACATTCAAAAATATCCGCATTATCAACTATTGCTGGTCATGCAATGAGCCATACGACCACACACATGCGGATGCCAACGAACGGAGCGTTAAATGCGGTAAGTGCGGCGGTTTCGTGGTTTCACCATCTGGCAAAGCGAAGATGGAAGTTATTCCTGGCACGAAGTGTTTCCTTCTTCAGGACGCAGAGAACCATTGGATAGCCGCAAATTCTGAGGAAGAAGCGAAGCGGTGCTATCGTGATACCTATGAGGATGACGAGGAGGATTACACTATACGCGAAATGACGTCACAGGAGATGCTGGAGATCATAATATTGGAAGATGATTATGACCCGGGGCATAAATCCGAAACAGGCGAGGTTCATCGGACAGTTACCACGTTGTTGTGGCGAGTTCCGTTTGGTAATCCCCAACCAATAAGACTGTAGGGAGAGATGATGGAGTGGCGGAAATCAATGATGTCAGCGTTCCGTTCTCTATGCACCATTACGGGAATGGAGAGCGATGGTCTTGTGACGAGTGTGGAGAAGATAGCGTTCGTACATGGGGAGATACCATTCCAACGCGGAATTATGACGGCGCTATTTTTCGTATGCATGTCGAATGCACAGCATGCAATACCCATATGATTTTGATCCCAAACGAGCCTCCGCAGATACAAAGGGAGATGATGCGAAGTGACACCTGATGAGGCACGAATAAGACTACAGATATACCACGATCAACAAACGCCACTCGACCCGTCCTATGCTCGTGATTTGTATCGTCTAGCTGGATGGGAACTGACGGATGGATTGAAGGAGTCGCCCATTGAACTATCGGAGCAGCAGAAAGCCGACTTGTTGGATGCAGAGCGGTATATGTTTATGAGGGGTGACACCGAATGACATCAGAGGAAGTAAAAGCAAGGGCTGTATGGATACTAATAGGAGATGACACGACATCTGAGGAGCGTGCCGCCCATGAACTTGCACAATGGGCGCTCGAAGCTGTGAAGGTGTTGGAGAAGATGGCGAACAATGCGGACGTTTGCGACTACGATATCGAATACATGGGACTCGATGAGATTATGCAATTGGCGTCTGAGTTCCTCACAGGGAAGGTGAGCGGATGATTATCTGGCGTATCAAATCGGATGAAGACGTTATTGCAGAAACTCCATATGTGCTCAAAAAGGGCGAGGTCTTAGCATTTCCCGATGGACGCGGACCCTATAAAGTGGTCAAGGTAAACCCGTGGGACTATGTATATCACGTGGAGAAGGTGAGTGAGTGACACGTCAGCCAATCCACGATGATGACGGGAAAATTATCGGCTCGTATGATCCTGATTTTCTCGCCAACTTGCCTGACATACCCTATCGGCTTATAAAGTATCAGTGTGAAGAGTGTGAAGCGGAATTTCTGATGGACGTGCAGTTTGTAAAAGCAAACCCGGTGTCTTACATGAACTGCCCAATGTGCGGTAGTGAGTGCGAAGATATGTCCGCGACCAGTGATGAACAGTCTGACGAACTGGCTGATTGGGGATGTGCATATCCCAATCCTCGTGCCGCGAGCCAAAGGAGATAACGCATGTCTGAGAAGACGGAAGCGAGCAACCAAGCGGATAAGAATTTCCTGAATTCACTAAGACGTTCATATGTAGAAAATAAGGATGCAGACGAAATGTATGCCGACCGGTTTATGTCTGTTTCAAATGAGGCGTTAAATGAGGAAATCATACAGGTTTGTCCAAACTGCGGATTCCCGACAGAACAATTCAAGTGTGCCCCCTTCTGTGGGAACTGTGGATATGAGGGAGTCTGCGGCGATCCTACAGCGTAAACGCAAAAAGGCCCCCACCCGTTAAGGGCAGGGGCTTTGTTTTACGCACTCTGTTGCGGTTGTACAGAGTCTCCAAATACGACCTTGAACCGAGCATCGTTCTTCAGGGCTTCAATGGCCTTGTCAGCCTCATCGAACACACCTTGAATCTGTGTGTCTGTCATGTTGATACCAAGTCCAGACAGAACCATGCGCAGCATGACTTCGGCCTTCACCTTCTCGTTAGGCGCGAGTTCGCTGTACAGCTTTTCAACGTTAATTAGGATGCTCTTTGCCTCGCTGACGGCTGTGGTGGAATTGAGGTGGTCGATGACATGCTGGGCAGTCAACTTTCCAACCTTCGCCTTAGCCGCGAACCAGGGGCTTTGCAGAAGGTGTTCAAACAGCTTCGCACCGTCTTCCAGGACCGTTTTCACGCCGCCCGGAATCTTGTCCTCCACGAACTTGACTTCCTTTGGAAAGTGACTATTTAACCACTTGTAACCGGTCCAAAGAATGGCCGCCACACCTGCCGCCTGGGAACCAATGACTGTCCAATCCGTTCCGTTCCACATACTATCCTCTCCTTATCGATTGAGTAGTTTGTTGAGATTAAACAGACTCGCGGCAAATTGACCGCGCGAAATACTTTGATCCGGCTTGAACGTCCCATCGTTGTACGCAAACATGATCCCGTTTTGCAAGGACCATTCCGCGACTTGTTGCCACTGTGTATGGTCGATGTCAGAGGGAACCGCAGGAAGCGGCGTAGGTGCCTTGGCGTTCCACTCGCACGATGCAGGCTGTGAGGTGATCCAGGTCAGGTCAGGCTTTTGCCACCTTGCAACAGCGGTGTAGGTTCCCGGCGTATTGGTTGACCACGGCACAGCACCCTTGCCTGTGTCGTCTGTCGGCACCATACCATCTTCCCCGTCGCTCAGTTTAACCATGGGATATACAGGGAGGTTCATCGTGTTCAGTGGCTTTCCATCCTGCATGATATAGCAGCCGAAGTATCCGGTCTCTCCTACCGTGTATTGCGGCTTGTCCCAAAATGCTGAGATGGCATAGGTGTGCTGGACTTCTGATTGCGGTCCAGGGTCTTGTGGATATTGAGGCAATACCGAATCTGGATAGCCGACCACGGCGTCCCAAATATATTGCTCTGCATAGGCGAGCGACATCTTAAACGCGCCACCGATCCCCCAATTCCCCCACTGGTTCATCGCCCACACATAACCGTCACGCTTCGTGAGATCGTTCACTTCCGCGTAGAACAGATTGACCCAATGGCCACCCAAGGATTGCTCTCCCTGTGCAGGCATCGAGAGAATACCTGTGTTAGCACACTGCGCCGATTCGAGGTCAGCGAACACGTCAAACCCAATCGTGATAACAAGACCCTGCGCGAGTGCATCAAGGACATTGTTTAGAAAGTTGGTGTCCTTCGTGATGTACTTCACCTGGTCGGGTGATAACGCCAACTGCTTGAGCCATGGACCTTTCGGTTCATCCTTGAATCGCAGGGCGTAGTCTACGCCATATGGGTCCTCGTCCTCGAACTGGACGCCGAACTGTTCAAGCACCTTGATGCCATCTGCGACGGTTGCGCCTGAGTCCTGATTCACATTCCCTTCGAGGTTTCGTTCCTCCCAATACTGCGCGAGTTCCGAGAATTCCACATAGTGACCACCTGCTTGTTGCAGTAGAGCGGCGCGAAACAGTGTCGTACCAAATCCCGAACAATCCCCGAGTTGACCCTGATTGAGTGGCGTTGCCGGGAACAAATGGCGATTGTTGGGGAATACGGATGGTAGTGGTTTCCCGCTGTTGGTATAGGTCCCCCAAATTGGCGGTGCAGACGATGCAGCGAGTTTGAGATGATCAACGCGAACGATTGGAAACCGATGGGCCATTCGCATCACTTCCCCGACTTGATGAGTTTGTACAAGTTTTCGAGAGACGCCGCAACTTGCCCACGTGAGACCGGCTGGTCCGGCTTGAATGTTCCGTCATGGTACGTGAACATCACACCATTGTCGACCGCCCATGTCACAACCTCTTCCCACTGTGTTCCTTTGACATCGGATGGTACTGTCACATTACCAACTCCCCATAAGATTGATGCGTCGTACACCTCGTCGACATCCACGTTGATACCGCACAGCGTCGTGCTGACCGAGTTCTGCCACATGGCGATACCAGGGAGTCTCTTACCACCACTCCATGCACTCGGCTGGATGATGTAGTCGACCTCACTCCTGAACGCTGTGAGGACTTGTGGCGGACCATAGAGACCTGTGCGGTACATTCCACCCATGACAGCCTTCCATGCGCTTAGATAGGCGCGTAGGCCCGCAAAATCGGACGTTGGCATGTCATAGTCGACCGATGGACAGATACCGACGCCATGAGGGATGCCGAGTGACTGTGCGTGGCCGAGTGCATCCGTGGCGTGTTGCTTCCCGAGCGCCGCGTTGAAGGTCTTACCTGCGCCGCCTTCGTGGAATAGCCCAAGCGATAACCCGGCGTCACGTATGACCCTGATACGGTCGGTGGTCAGGTGATAGCGATTCAGCAGGCCGATGTAGCCAAAAACAGCACCCACGCCATTTTTCCTGAGCGCAGATGCTGTCTGAGGAGTGATGATGTCTACGGTGTCGATGGCTTTCAATCGTACCGCCTTCCTTCGAGATCGTCTGTCAGGACGCCATTTGTGAGCCAACCGTGCCAACCTCGAATCCTATCTCTGGAATTGTGATTGATGCTTGGCTGTACCGTTACATTCGGTACATCACCCGTGACATCCCAACCACTCCCGTCGCTTCTTCCTGTAGCAATCCAATCCAGACAAAATGGTTGTCCATCAGGAAGGCAGACATATAGCGGGCTACGTATTCCTATCCACCTGCTTTTGTATTGCCGAGATAATTCCAAACCAGAATACCCGTCACTTTCTAGTAACATCTTCCACACTTCTGGTTTGGTCGGGTCATACCACATCGCACCCGGACGCTTACGATCTTCTTTGGTTTCGGCGATAAAACATTGCCATGACATCAGGACTTCGCCTCCTGCTCTTCTTTGCCTCTTGCAATTCGGTCTGCAAACCAGATAGGCAGTGGAGCGTAGTGGATACCTCCAGACAACCACCTGGCAATGTTTGGGTGTAATTCTCCGGGCTTGCCCGTGTGGCACGGCTGGCAGAGCATCATCAGATTGCGGATGTCGTCGGGATCCGTCATAGGTTCGTCACCCATCGCTTTTGCGTATCCATAGGGATCCAGTGACTTTGCCGCCCACAATGCCGATTCCCAATTCGTGTTTTCTGCTTCCGCCCATTCGACCGCGAAGTGATGACATTGGAGATCCTTCGTCTCCGTGATTCCAGCCAGTTTGCACCCAAGGCAATAGTCGTGTCCGTCATCCAGCAACTGCTGACGATTACGGTGAAACTCGGCGCTTTCTGTACGTTGCGCATGTGCAGGGACCCACTCAGGAACCGTCACAGTGATGGTCAGTTCATGTTCCTGTACGTCTGCCAATCAATCACCTCCTTACGTGCTTCTCAACCACTTCAATCAGTCCGATGTGCTTGTGATGCATCTCGTCCACAAGAGCGCGAATCTCCGCGTTTTCGTCGCGGACTTCTTTGTGCATCTGCTTAATCTCACTCAACTCGGACATGGCTGCGTCGTGTGTTTCCCGGAGCACTCGTTCCATGCGTTCACCCTGCTTGTTACTGACGAGAGCAATCACTGGGAGGGCGATAGATTGGAACAAGATCGATACGCCCCACAGTAGCCAGCCTTGGGTGTTGGAAGGAGGGTCCACAATCGCACCAGCGACATCCAAAATGAGCAGAAGCCAAAACAAAAGCATCGTCGCCATAAACGATGCCAGCCGGTCCGCGATAAAGTTATTGAATCTGCGCATCATCATGCCCCCCTCACAGGTTCCATGCCCTAGCAGCCAAGCCAAGTAAAAAGCTGATGACAACCAAGCCACCGTTCCACATATAAACACGCTTCTTGATACGTTCGAGTTCTTCTGCCGTTTCCGCCTGTTTATTCCGGAGTTCCTGCACTTCTTTCTCAGCCGTGGCGAATCGGAGATTGACGCCTTCCTGGGAGGGGTAGCGAGCATCCAACTTCTCCATAAGTTCAGAGACGGTGTTCGCTACTTTTTCGAGACTCTTTTCCAATCTACCAATCCCCTCCTCCACACTGTTGAACTTCTGCTCCAAGGACGCCAGCCGTTCTTCCGTTGATGGATTCATGCGCCTCGCACCAGCGGCCCTTGAAGCACAGTGCTCCGGATACGGTCCTCATGGTCATCTAACATCTCGGTAATCTCATCTTTCATTGCTTCAGTCTCACCCTTCCCACCATTACTCTGCTCGCCAGTCGTAGACCACGTAATTCTTTACGGCCTCCCACACCGCTTCAGGGTCCGGGGGCGGCCACTGGCGTATCTGTTTGAATCCAGCTTTCCGCGCGATTGCTGACGTCAGCACAGAACAGTACGGCCAGCGACTGTTCATCCACTCGATAAACGATTTGGGCATGTGCAATCGGTCATGTGTGAGATCGCGCAACGCCTGATCCACGACGCCGATGTATCCATACAGTCGGCCCTCGCGTTTCTTGCCCCATCGGAGCGCCGCGTGTATCTTTGTGCGGTCATACGGCGGTCGGCAGATCACACAGTTGTGATAGTCAAGAGGGCTGATAGAGACACGCGAAATGGCCTCCAGCATGTCATACGGTCCAAGCGCGATGGCGACGTGGTAGAACCACCGTTTGTGCGTACCGTCTTCCATGCGCTCGCCGTCCTCGATCAACTCTTCCAGAACGTCACGGGGCTTCTCGTATAGGATGATGTCGCCGGGGTGTGCCCATAATGTCATGTTTTCGCCTCCAAGAGCCAAAATAAAAACGCCTCATCGGCGTGTCGAAACTAGGATTTAGTCGGCTTAATATGTAGCCTCCGTCCATACAATCGCTTGTACATCCGCTACGGTTGTCGCCGCATTGACTTGCCCAATAAGCGTCAATATCTGCTGGTGCTGTGTGTTGAAGAAAGAGGTCGCCGTAGACTTGAGACTCGTCAACGTGGTTTGATCCGGTATGGCTACAGGGTTCCCGTAGATGTCCGAATACTGTACCGGAAACGCCATCAATGCACCTGTGATGGCCTCTTGTGTGGCGAGCATGTTCGTCTTATCATCCGTTGACCATCCAAAGGTGTACTGTGTCGTGCCGATGGTCGCAAGAAATCCACCAGACAACGTTTGCGTGTATCCCTGACGGAGTGAGGCGATCTGTACCTGTTTTGTGGTTGCGAGCTGGATCGTGCTGTAGTTTGGATTTGCCACAAACGCGTTGTTTTGATACAGATATGCTTGCGGGTTATCATAGGCCGCCTGAAAGTCTGTAGGCATCGGGTTTGCGTCATCATCATATGGACCGACGAGCGAAAATCCAGCAGGTGCCATCGTGGAATCCGGTGCGTGAGTTCCTGAGCTACCGCCGATTTCACCCGTGGTTGTGTTGTAGATGATCCAGTAGTACATTACACTACCCCCCAACGATACTTGCTTAATACGTTGGTACTGGACGCAGAACTATACACCACAAATTGTAGATATCCGCCGTTAATTTGGAAGTACCCGGTGGCGGAATAGCTTCCGTCGTACACAGTGACTAACGATGTAGTGTCGGAAGTGGCGACGGAAGAAATTGCAGCTGCTGACCCGCCACCTCCTGTCGTAGCTACACCTGCATAACTTGAACTCCAGATGCTTCCTGAAGATGTTGTCACACCCCACATCATTTGTGGCGTTGCTACAATTCCGCTATCTGCACCCGCAAAGAACATCTTCGCCCCACTTGGAACAACCGCGACGTTGATGACCGTACCCACCGCGACATTGAATGTTCCGCTTGCAGGTGTCCATGTACCTGATGCAGAACCGAGTTGACCAGATGAGGCTGTGACGGTGCCTGCGAATGTAGCGTTGCCGGAGTCGTTTACAGTAAACATTGGGGTTGTTGAAGATTGCCCCGAAATCCACGCGAGTTTAAAAGGAGAGATGAGATACATTGTACCTGTCGAATCGTTTCCTATTCCATATCCTGCGCTATAAGTTTGAGTTAATGGTAATGGCGCGCCAACAGGTAGAGCATTTCCATACAAACTCAAAACAACTTGATTTTCGAGCACGGTTGGGACAACAAAACCCGCTGCACCGGAAAGTGGAGACGTGAATGTAACTGCATTCGCCACTGTCTGTGGATTCGGTGCTCCTGCATCTGTACGGAGGTAGTTCAGGTTTGCCCACGTACCCGGACTTCCTGCGACGGTGCAGATCCAAAATGTGAGATTGGTCGTGTCAACAACCCAGTCACCGACCGCGAATGTTCCTGTTGTGGGTGCTACACCTGATACCGCACCAACATAGCGGCTTGTTGTGGTTGCTCCTGTAAGCCCCGCGATCCCGAGTGCATTGGGCGTCACGATGCCGCCAACACCTTGCGTAGTTGTACTTGACTTGTTGGTGATAAGCACATTCGATAAAGACGAACCATCACCATAATACTTGCCACCCGTTGTATTCGTCGTTGGCATCTGTGCGCCAAGAGAAGAATCGAGTGCATTGTCTGTGATCTGTGTGGACGTATTTGCCTGCACACTTGTAAGATAATAGAATATGCTCCCATTGGCCTGCGTCCGATACACAAGAACATTGACAACACCAGTGGGTGCAGTTGGGATCGATACATCCACCTGCTGTCCGTTCGGTGAAACTGTTACAGACGCCGCGCCCCCACCTGTGTTTCCTTTCGTATGCAAGGTTCCAGATCCGACTGGTCCTTCCCAGTATCCAGTCTCGTATCCAAGTGCATATTGGTAATTGCCAGTCAAATTTCCTGCTGTTGTGTTAACGGCGACGGTAGGAGCGGCTGGTACACTCAATTGGGTAAACAATTGTACGTCCGCATCTTGTTGCCCAGTAAATGCATCGGTAAATTGGTTCCACAGGGACTGATCACCTGTCGTAACCCCATTTTGGACATCAAAAAGAGGCATCTTTGAATGCCCTCCTTTTTTACGCGCTATAGGTTTCTTCCCAAACTGTGGTGATGGTCTCGGTTGACCCTGGAGTAAACGGCGCACCGTACATTAAGTGTCCCCACGCCCGACCGGAACTGTCTCGCAAAAACGCCTCTGTAATCTGTGTTGTGACGACTCCAGCTGCCGTTTGGAAGACCAGAGTTGTGGTTCCGGCCTGTGGCGTATTGGCTAGGGCATAGGACAACGATGTGAGGCTTCCGCTGATGGGTGTGAAAGGCCCAATGTCTGTCACAGCCGGTGTCCCGGTTCCACTCCCGTATTCGATTTCCGTAGGAGGAGGAACGTCGTTGTAACCAATATTTGCGACGAGTCCTGATACCCACTGTGATAGTACGGAGAACTGTCCATTACAGGGAATGTTGTGTCCTTTGAATTCCCTTGTCCGTCCCGTCACCTCATCCGTCAGAACCGTCCGCACATTTTCTACGATAAGCACATTTTCTCGTATCCGCATGCTATGCGCCTCCTTAAACGGTGAATTGGCCGATGGTTAGTGAGTCCCCGACTTTCCATGCAACCTGATTGAGTGTTGAAGAAATGGTATCTGTGATGTGAATTGTGTCTTGGAGTGATCCTTCCAACGTGACGGACATGAATACGGCCGCTGCCTTAATCATGGTAATGGCATCCGCAAGTAGCGACGCAGAATAGTAAAAGCTGTTGGGTGGTTTCTTCGGAAGGATAATCGTGACAGAAAATGACCCATAGCCCGTATCGGTGACCGATGCTTGATATCCAAGTTGCTCAAGGATATTTTCTATTGCGATGTTGTTCACGTTGGGCTCAAACTTGAGCGATGTAATTCGCTGTGCATACAAGACGTCAGGTTCTCCTTGCAACCGTTCGATGCCGAATGTTATCCCCCACCAGTCAAGGAGTTTTCCTATTGCGCTTGACAGGTTGATCTGTGCCACTTGATTTCGTAGTGAGCGTTTCCGACTCTCCAGCGTTCGCGCCATAGATCCAACGATGTACCAGAGTCCATTACTTGCAATGTTCACTGTGACCGGCAATGTCGCACTGTCATACTGATAGGGCAACAGCAGTAACTCCGCCATACCATCTTGGAGTACAGTTGCAGTGATGCCACTTGGAATCTGATTTACGATAGATGATATTTTCTGGTTGTGCAGGTCAATGGTGACGTTTTGCGTCGATGTGGAGACATACATCCAGTCACCCTGGATGGCGATGTTTCCGGTTCCGCTCAGTTCAAGCGCAGGAATCTCATGTGACTGTTTGTCATATCCGGATGGGACATGGACCATGAGGCGGTCAAAGAATGCATTCATTTAGCCGCCCCCTCATAGGACTGCCATCTCATTCACCGTCACGGCACCAAGGACATAGGCATTCCCCTGCAGTGCGGCTGTGTTTGTGCTTGGTGGATTTGCAGCTCCGGGTGCCGGGAGTGCTGTCAAGTCAATCTGAACACCAGTTCCGTTCGCATCATAGGCGACCGTAGTGCTTCCTGCGGCCGTTGACAGGTAGTAGTTCACGCTCGCTGCACCGCTTGGGAGTGTAATGGCCGAGACCTGAATGGCTTGTCCAACTGTTATGGTGACAGATGACTGTGTTGATGCCGTGGTCTCTCCCCATTCATCCACGAACGTGGCGGAGACGTAATACGTCCCGGCTACCAAACTTGTTGATGTACCCGGTGTAATTGCAGTGAGCGTTGGTGCAGACGGTACAGAAAGGTATGGCGTAGCAGGTTGTGAAGCACTTGGTGATGTGATTTCCACGTCTGCGACACCCTGCACCGCGAGAATGGAATAGGCGAGTTGTGTTAGCGAAACACCCTGACCAAGATCCAGATTGGCGAAGTAATCGGCAATGGCCTGTTCATCACCCGTTTGTACAGTATCCAGCGAATACCCGTACTTTGGTAGGACACTGACGATGACATTGATGGTGGTTTCCGGTGCATCCTTGACGGTGACTGTTACGCCGGCGGCTTTTGCGCCGACAATCTTGTTGCCGTTTGTGTCAGTGTATCCGTTGATGATGTCCTGCGTTTGCGTAAGGAGACCGGACGACATCGGGCCGACTCCGTTGAACACATAGCAGTAGGCAAGCCCGTTGGTGTTGGAATCGGATACCAGCGCCTTTACAACTTGTTCTGTGGGGTTCCCGGATGCATCTACAAGTTCACTCGTAATAGCAGCAGCCTCAATCGCGAATTCGTCGCCTTTGTGGAGACTGTTGACTTGATTTGCGACCTGCGCTTGCAGTTCAGTTTGTGTTTCTGCGTCCCGCCCTGCTACGACAGGCTGTGCCGAGGCGTTTGTGACCGTCACGTTTGTAACCGGGTTGATTAACTGGGTAATTGTGTTTGCTGGTACGTTCGTACCGGTTCCCGTCGTCGTACAAGTAGCGGTGACATTTACAGACGCTCCAGGCACAATGGTGATGCTTTGGCTGGTGTTCCACTGTAAAGCGTTGTTGGGAATCGCTACGGCCGTTCCCGAGGCCAACGTAACACTCGATGAAGCTGACGATGAAAGTGTGAACGTGAGCAGGTAGGTAGCCCCAACGGCTCCGTTTGGTGTGATTGGAAGCAGTTGAAATACTGCGTTGACGATGGCCGTCGATACCTGACTCTCGATCTCCGTCTCCATGAGTGCAGATTCCGCCGAAAACGCATCTGCAAGGGAACGGATCAACGATCCTGGATTGAAGTTTGTGGCTTTGTTCGTTGATGTAGAAATGGCTGCAACGAGATCCGCCGCGATTTGCGTTTGTGTTTGTGGCATTCAACCAACCTCCCTTAAGCCGCCGTCAGGGTAAATGACTCATTAATGAGTTGAATCGGCGCATCCGATGTGGATACGGTCACAAGGCACGATAGGCTCACCGTTGTTCCCTGCACCGTCACTTGTACACTGGACACACCATCTACCTCCGGTAATCTGGTCAAACAATCACTGACCACCGCCTGCCATTTCACACCTTGCGCAGGTGTTCCCACGGTTTGCCGTAGTCGGTTCCCAAGGTCCGGATATAAGGGCAAAGACCCAATGGAGGTCTGCAACGCCACGCGAATGCGTTGAATCAGGGTATTCATCCCCGATACGGTCGTAATGTCGCCGTTTGTAAATGTGATGGGATCCGCGATGTCTGAGCCGAACGTGTCCACCAGTTGCTGCTGGTTCGAAATATTGAGCGAGACATTCGTTGTCGTCAGCGGAACAAAGATGGTGTCGCCCGGAAGCAGTACGGTGTTGTTCAAAACGTATGATGCATACAACTGCAGTCGTGAACCTTGTGGATAGGCGTTTTTTGTTGGTGTTGATAACGTGATGGTTTGCCCGTCATAGGAAGACACCGCTACATTCTCTGCCACGAGTCCGGACGTTCCGGCGTAAGACAGATAGATCTCATTGATACTCAGTGGCTGGTTCGCGATAGAGATCGTATCTGCGCCGACGGAAAGCGAAGCTGATAATGACGTATCGGCAAGTGGCGGACCGTACACCTCACTGGCATCAAGGGTCAGGTATGGTGGTGACAGATTGTTTGCAGAAATAAGATCCGATGCTGACACACCCAAAAAGGCAGCGAGAGCAAGAATGCCCCGCTGCACATCAGTCACGGTTAGTATTCGAGGTTGCCCAATCAACGACACAACCTCCTTTGATTATGAAATATTGACGCCGTTCATCAGCGTATTCGCCGGTTGGTCAGGAGCGTTTGGAGTGTAATACCCCTGCACAGGATCCCATGCGTCAAGTGTGCTTAATGCTTGTTGTGCGCTCACGTCGATGGTCACCGTTGTGCTTCCATCGGCGACAATCGCAGACATGGAACAGTTGGTTGCTATGACTTGTGCGGAATGTGACAGGTTCAAAAGGTACTGACTGCTCGGGATGGACATTGTTCTGTTGTCATGCAACCAGTCAAACACTTTTGCCATGTTGCGGGCAATTTTCGCGATGTTATGGAGCGCACCAACGGAGAGGTCGGGCATGTTATCGTTGACCTGACCGGAAAATGTGATCCATTGTTCACAGGCCGGAACCTGCGAAATCAAAGCCTGTAGTGGAGCAAGAATCACCTGTTGCGCAGGCACCTGGGATGGGTATCGAAGCACTTAGTCCACCTCCTATGCCGCCGGAATCGTCAACTTTTGATTGGGGAATATCAGGTTTGGATTCCTCAGTTTGTTGGCTGCAACAATCTTGTTCACAAGGTTTGCCACCTGCGCATTCGTCGCCTGTTTCGGTAGATACTTCTTCGCAATGACCCACAAGTTGTCTCCGGACACTACGGTATACTTGAATGGACTCGTCTGCTTCTGCTTCGCGGCCGTACCTGTTGCTTGACTTACCTTTTGCCCCGTTTGCGACTGAACAGACTTTGAATTCTGCCAGATGGATTTAATCGGGTCATCAATCTTGGTCTGCGGTGCATTGGTCATGTAATCCTTGATCACGAGAAAGGTCTGCGAATAGTTGAGCGTAATCGGATCTGTTGGCGAACGTGTGAGCTGCAATTGGCCGATGGGTTTGACCTTCCATGCGCGACCAAAAGCGTCGTCGTAGATATTCAGGACAGGATTTTTCCCTTGCTGGTCCAGCGTGGCATACTGCATCAAAACGTCCTTGTACAGGTGTCGACCAGCCGTATCGCCGTCAATGGCCTGTCCATTCCACTTTCCTTGACCGCTATTGAAGGCGGTGGTTCCGGAAAGCTGGATCTGTTCAATACCAGGTCCGAAAACGTCTGTGTAAATGCCGGACAATGTCTGAACCACTGTCGTACGAAAGTCCTGACTCAGGTTTTGTGATGGATTGACAGGTAAAACCAATGTGTCATGGTTCATCTCGACGGATACAACGCCATTTGTGTTCAAACAAACACCTCCTAACCCGAAAAGACTTTGCTTGATCCGGTCTCAATGACTCCTGTAGATAGGTTTACCGTATCCCCTATCCTAGCCACCGCTTCTCCGCCCGATGCCGCTCCAAGGATGATCGTTGGTGCATTCACTACAACGGTTCCCGAGAAGTTCATGGTCACATTAAATGTGTTTGCGGACGTTGCTGGTGTCCAGTTGGCGTTTTTCTGTGTCATGTCAACCGGTGTCGTACCTGGCGAAATCAGAATGTATCCGCCATCAGGAAAATGGACTTCAAAATCGCCTTCCTTGGTCGTGATGGAATAAACGCCGGATTCATGGACATCCACGCGATCCCCTACCGTATTCGACCGCGTATTCTGGTTGAGTGGATTGATAAACCCGAGTACCACGGGGCGCTGTGCGCGTCCGTTGAGGTGTCCTACAATGCACCATATATCCTGTTTCCCGCTGGTTAGAGGTTGATCGTACGTTCCCTGTGGAAATGGGATCGGGACCGCATGGTCTACGGTGGGAAAATAGGACATGCCAGTCTGAACACCCATGCTCCACGACATGACCGGGACGTTATGATACGTTCCACCCTGTCCATTCGCACCGTCGATGGCGATATCTACCGTGCCGTTTTCCGGGTTTGAGGCGATGACTTTCCCCATGTATAGCAGGTGCGTATCCATGTACGGATTCTGGTACAGGTTCTTTCGTTGCTGCAACGAGGGGTCGATGGATGTCCTCACAGCAAACACCTCATTCCAATGGCATAAATTCAAGAGTACAATGAGCGTGGGAAAATTTATGAAAGAAGGATGATAACCGTGTCTTGGTGGGTATGGGTAATCGCAGGCACATTGATTGCGTTGTTGTTCGACTTTGCGCATAAGAACTCAAATCTTCGATATTTTTATTACGGCGGCATTGTGACGGTAGTTGTCGCTGTTCTTGCGATGAATTATCTTGTGTTCGCACCAGTCAATGCTGAAAAGGAATTTTTGCATTTTGTCCCAAGTGGAGAACAGGGAGCTCCGCGTGATATGGAATACTTAGTTGACGAAGCCATGGCGCAATCCGGGTATTACAACACCGGATACATTCCGGGTAAAATTGTGGTAACACCCAACGCCGATGGCAGTCACACCATTGACTGGACCATCAATGGAGAGGATTTTCGGTTCACCTTGTCTCCTGACGGGAACGGTTTGAAATACGAAAACTCTGCTGCCCAATCCATTGTGTGGTATGAATATGGAGCTACACCACCGAATTAACCTCCAGATGTTGCTGTGTTGCCGTGTGATGTCGGACCCGATGTATTGTTGTTGCTTTTGGACAGAGACAATGGCCTGCCACGGACAACTTGTAGTGATGTATCCCACCGCTGGAACTGTGTATATTGATGATTGACATCGGCAATGTAGAACTCCGTATCCCAATCCTTTACCACGCCATATTTGCCGACCACATAATCCTCTCTTCCTTGCATCGTCATGTTTCCGGACTGGAACATGTTGTTTCCACTCATCACCTGTACAAGCCACTGGTTTAGCTCAGATGCAATTTGAATTGGATTCCCGCCAGTCGCTGCATTGACCCACGGCGTATCAATGATGAGCGGCCTTGTCCCATACAGGCTCTGGTTGTCCATGTTTACACCATTGCCAGAGTCGACCGCATATGCAGGCATTGTGATCTGCTGACTTTGAGACTGGTCTCCCCACGTCAGGTAATAGGTATATACATCGTTGTCGGTCCATCCGATGTTGTAGGACTGCATCTCTGCCGTTGGGAGGTTCAATTCTGGCTTCAGTTCGGTCCCTGGACTTGGCGTGATACCAATGTAACTCCGATATGGGGTTACACGTGCATATAATGCTGGATAATCGGGATCATCACGCACAAACAATTCCCCAAACGGTGGACTCACAAAATAGCTGAACAGGTTCCAAAAGGATCCTGTGTAACTCTGCACCATAGAACTTGACATCATGTAATCTGGCAAGTCTACGATGCGGACGAAATTTGGGATGTTCGGAAGCCAGTGCTGGTGTAGCCCCTGAATGATTGGACCTACCATTGACCCGAACGTTTTGGTGAAAAAGTCCTGCAACGATGTCGCGGCAACAGGCAGTCCATAGTTCAGAACCAAACCAAGTCCGGCCGCTGCGTTTGCCATTTGTGGCGCATTGTTCTGCGTCCACAGGTACAACACCTGCCACTCCAACAACAACTTGGAGTAATCACGCCCCTGAATCAGCACTCGCGGTTCCATGGGACCGCCTGTATTCCCAATGCTAAAGGAGTGGCTTGCCGCATCGATGAATCCGCGCATGATGATAGGCAATTCACCCTTGTGGGTACTTCCCGTTGCACTCGCCCGAATCTCCACATAGTCCATCGGTTGAATGTTTTGTGCCCAATCCACGCCGTTGTGCTTGGCGTCTGTCAATTGAATCGCGAAGGTGCCTTGTGGTTGAGTCAGCGACTTTGATGTCTGCCACGATATCAGGTCGCCGGTCAAATTGTATTCTTCGCCTCTCCACGTCCATACTTTTACGGACGTTTTCGGTCGAAATTCGGTGTAGGTAAGCGTCATGGACGAATCGCCCCCACCCCAGGAATGACAACCTGATTGCCGGTCGCCTGCGCCTTGGTAGCATGCCTGGAAAGCGCCTGCTCAAAAGCCTGAGCCAACGCATTTACCCAACTTTGCACACCAGCGCCGTATGCTGCCGGATTGTCAGTCGCATACCCTTCCTGTGCCAGCATCTTCCCAACCACTTCTGGTGATGCACCATTCTTGGCTGCATTTCTGGCTGCAGCATACCTTGATTGATTGAGAACCTGAATATCAGCCTGCGCGAACTGATCAAGACTGCTGAAACCGGCGTACTTGCTGTCTTTCCCAGCCCCGTATTTACCAAATGGCTTAATTCCTGCGAAGTTCAGATTGTCAATGGCGGCTTGTGACTTCCCCCCATTACTTTCAAACCCCAATTCGCCGAGAATGGTGTTCGCCGGGATTCCGGTCGCCTTAGATATTTGTTGCGCATAAGGCAGCATCTTTTTTGCAAAATCAGCCGATGATGCAGGTGCAGACCATCCCGACCCAAGCCCCAGCATAGATGTAACACCGTTCCCGAGCACTTGGAGAATCGACGGTAATGTGGAACTGGAAAAACCACCGACAGAACCACTAGTGGGCGCATATGCAGTTCCAGCAGACAATGCATTTGACAACAAAGAACCACCCGCGCCGCCAGGCATTGTCACCTGGTTAATCTTCAGGTTGTCAATCGTCATCGTGCCGATATTGCTTGACGAGCGTTGTTGTGATTGTTGCCGGACCTGTGATGTATGATCTGAAGCAGATGCGGCATGATGCCCGAACAAGTTGGCAATTCGACCGCCTGCCCATGAACCAATCACGGAGCCTCCAATACTTGTAGCAACGTCAAGGCCAGGAACGGGAACCAATGCGCCAAGGAAGCCACCAATCCCGGCCCCGGCGCCAACGCCTGCTGCATGTCCCCATGTCCCACCGGTGGCCTTGTCAATACCTGCTGATGCGAGAGAACCGACAATAGGGATGCCTTTAGCCAATGGAGCAATTTTCGATAGTAGAGACGCATCGGAACCTGCCCACGAGCCGTCGAACGCCTTGAATGCTGCTCCGCCGGATGAACCAAACAGGCGACCAAGGAAACCACTCGCTGCCCCTACATCCGATCCGGCCGTACCTGCCGCAGCACGAAGGCCGCCAGCGAGACTCCGACTTGCCAGTGTGCCTTTCAGCAAAGAACCACCATAGCGCATCCCAAGAAACATTCCGGCGATGTTCCCGAGTGGACCAAGTGCGTGTGTAGCCATCCCAAGAGGAGCTGTGGCATATCCCAGATCAGATTGACCAAGTTGATAATTTGCTGTCATCTGTTGCGACCGCCCAAACATCGAGTACCACGGAGTCTGGTTGCCTTGTGTGGAAGTGGCGGCATTGCCGAAGTTGCCACTGTTCTGCAAGAACAGTTTTGCTTCATTGATATTTCCGCCGAAATATGGAGCAAGCATGAGAACCTGTTGATCTTGATTGAATCCGGAGTTCTTCATGTAGCCGTAGAGCGAACTTCCGACGGTTGTGTGTGTACCTGGTACAAATGAGGATATGCCGCCCTGCTGTGCTGCAAGGATGTTTACAATGTCCTGCGAACCCAATTTCCCACCGAGTGTCTTCTGCATGGCAGCAAACAACATGCCTTGGGTATATCCACTGGCCCCCATGACGCCACTGTTCAGTTGTGAGAATAGTTGACCGCCACGCATACCGCCCATGGTGTTGACGGATTGTGCGTACATTCCTGCGAAATATGTGGGGTTGTTCAACATTGCATTCTGAGACACAACACTGTTTGCAGACGACATCAATCCTGTGTAGAACGGTCCCTGCCGACCTTGCATTCCCGCAGAAGTCGTCGCGTTATTCAACATCCCCTGAAACTGTGTCGGAGAAAGTGTTGCGCCATATCCCTGCGTCAATCCGAGTGTGGCTGAAGTCGCCATAATCTGTGCAGACTGTGACGGACTGAGGCCATTCATGTACCCAAATTGTGCCGTGGAACCCACAAGACTTGCAATGTTTTGCTGTGTCAGGTTCCCAAAGGATTGTGTCAACATCTGTGCCGACTGAGCGGATTGTTGTAAAGTCTGCCCAAACTGCGCTCCCGCGGTTGAAATGGCCTGACGAAATGCTTCTACATTCGTTGCTGTGGTACTCAGTGAATGTGACAACGCGTCAATAGGACTGCTTGACTGTTGCCACAGGTTAGATCCTTGTTTGAATTGATCAACGCCGTACATTACGGCTCCGCCCATGGTGACCCACGGCAAATACTTCTTCGCGGCTCCCCCGACTGCAGCACCAAACCCCATTGCAGACGAAGGAGGAATTCCACCACCGCCACCTGCTCCACCCGCAGATGCTGGAGCACCGAGTTGTGGTCCATATTGACGATAAAAGTTACTGATTGCCGTGTTGTCCGACTGAGAGTTAAACGCTGCCTGTGCGTAGGCGCCACGAATTTCGCCTGGCATCGTATGCACATTGGAAGACAATCCAGCAAACCAGCCATTCATAGCCGATTCGCTCATGGGTGCAGAGGTTGTTGGAACGGTTGTAAGCATGGGCCGCGGACGTCGTCCAGGACCGCCAAATAGCTTGTTCTGAAATCCTGTCGTCATTTGCGACAATACGCCCGCTTCGGGTTCGTAGACTTGTTGATACCATTGGTACAACCCTTGCGGCGTATTGAGGTCATATTTTGGAGCACCATTGCTGGCGCGTTGCCTTCGTTGGGGTGTGCCTGTGTTCGCTGGATTTACCGTTCCACCCCCGGAAGCGGTAGCGGTATACATGGATGCCGGTTGCATCCGCGCAAACGTTGCGCTGATACTCCGTGCCTTGCGATCAATCTCATCAAGGAGAGTAGACATCTGCCGGAATCCCGACAAATCAGCACTCGTAGTAACTCGGTAATTGGCCTCCACTATTCCCACCCCACTTCCTTCGGTGTGATCGGCGTTCCTTGCTGTTGTTGTTTAATCAGTTCCCGCGCCTTGGCGAGGAAATCCTTGCTGGGCCCAAGCGGTTTATCTCCGCTCAGAATCTGCCTCAACTCAAAAAAGGCCATGACCTCCAATTCGAAGTCATAGCGAGTCATATCCCTTAGGCGTTCGTCGTGCGCGGGAACATGCCAGAGAAATCGGTACAGAAACTCCCATTCACTAGCCTTGCTGTGGATCCACTGTTCCTTGTTTTGCTGCCACTGGCTTTCGAAAGGAGTCGATCCATTTGGTTACCTCTTCCGAAACCTGATCCATAACATAGGCGGGGAGTTTTCCAAAGTCCGTATCCTCCGGGCCTGCGCACAGATGATTGAGTAGAGCAATGTTCTGCGAGTATCCGAAGCCAAACGTAAGACCTTCCGTGACTCCTTGACGAAGATTCCTTGCTTCTACGTCGATTTGCACGTAGTCCATGGAACTCGGGTAGCGGAAGGTATAGGTGACGCCATCAAGACCGGTAATTTGTTTGCGCGTTGGATCCATGTGTTATCGTCCTCCTAAATTAGGTCCATGCTTGTGTATCACGTGCGATCCATGACAGGTTGTAGGTGACAATGTCCGTTCCAGGCACCTGTATGGCATCCTGGTTGTACTTTGCTTCCCGTACGTAGTAAGCGGTGTCGCCGGTCTGCTGATCAACAATCGCGATGTCGTATGACCCTGCATAGACTTCATCTGCCAAAGAACCGCTTGGAGCCAGTCCCTGTGCAGCCATGGATGGTGCAGAGTTTGATTGTCCCTGAAGCGGGACCATGTTCGTTGCGGTAACTGTGACCGATGCCTGCGTCACTGGCTGATCGATCAGGAGTGGTCCACCAACGCCATAGACAGGTCGACGGTTGACGGAGCGAGTCACGGAAATGGTCTCGCAAAAGCCAACCACCTTAGCGTTGATTACGATGTATACGTTATTGCCGGTATATACCGGTGCGTATTGCGTTTGAGTTGGCAATTAATTCCCTCCTTACGCCGAGACCGACACAGTGGTCGGTGTGATGGAGAGGACAATGTAATTCACCGGCACGTCAAACGCAGCTTGAGCCGTACCAGAAATCTGGTCGCCAGAACCCTGCATATTGACATCCGACGATTGTGGCTTTGCAGCCAGATAGCCGCGGTCATACCAATACGTGAGCCGCGACAGAACCGCTGCCTTTGCACCACCGACGGTGATTACGGTCATCGGCTGGCTAACATAGGTTTTGAGAATCTGGTTGAGGTCTGTCGTGATGATGTCAGCTACGAGACCCGTAGAATTCTCCACCTTGTCGTAATTGGTGTTCTGAAGCCATGTCGTGCGGTCATGACTAACAACCACCTTGCCCGTATCATCCGTGTAAAGAACACAGACACCGCCATTCAAAGCCGTTGATACGGTGGAAGGTGCAACCGTCTGACCCATGCCGTTCGAGTTGACTGTATGCAGCGTAAGTGATTGAGAAGCAGGTGTTGCCGCCCTCATGCCCATCAATTTTGCGGCGACGAGATACGGCGCAAACGTGGTCTGATTGCCGTTGTAGTCGACACCTTTTTGCTCAGGCCACACAATCGTTGTCCGATTGCTGTTGATGCTTGATGCATAGGACGTTTCGGTTGCAATCGTTTGACCTGTGGTATCTCCCACATACCCACGCCGTGGCTGGCCAATAGAGGCCATGTAATGGCAGTGTGTGTCATTCATTACCCACATCGACTCGGACGAAGAGACCGGGGCGATGAGTTGTACACCCGTGATACTTTGTGCGGTCGTATAGGCATTCTGCCAGTCGGAATTGGCGGCGCTTGGCGTTGTGCCTCCGGTTGCATACGTCCATGTTCCAGCCGTTGCGAGAGAGGTTGCACCCGTCTGCCTTGTGGCGGTGAAGTACGCATTCTGTTGGTTGAACCAGCGCACAGCAGCTGTCACATTGGCAGAAAAAACGGTTGGCGTAGCCGATAAGAGAGACACAACTACTGCAGACACATTGTCAAACAGGGCACCCGTTGGATCCTGCGTGTTCGGGTCAAGAACGGTCGCAGTAAATCCGAGCAACTGATTAATCTGGTTGACCAGTTGCTGCACCGTCGTGCTGCTGTCCAGCGTAATGGTAGCAATCGTGGGTGTGGTCGTGCCGTTGATGGTCAACGTCGTATCCGTGATGGTGATGGTTACGTTTGTGTCCGCACCTGTGTAGTAGACATTGAACACCGGAAGTGCAATGTTGTCCTGTGAACTCGTCGGGTACGTTTGACTGCCGGGTCCGACAAAGTCCGTTGCCTGACTGACCTTGTACCCCGCTGTCGTGCCTGCTTGTACCTGCCACTTGGATGAATTAGCGATCGTTCCGTAACTCATCGTGGTTAGTGCGATCTGCGCCACTGCACTACCGTTGTTAATGCTGCTGGTGGCCTGTGTTGCCAGTTCGGGGCGAATGGCCACCAACTGGCTTGGACCCGACGTTCCCGCGCCATCAAATGCGTTCAGCACAGCCTGCAGCAGGTCTCCGCCCTTAAGGACAGATACTGCTTGTCCGGGGCTAGAGAGAGTCAACTGCGTATTTGGCTGTCCATCGGTAGCGGGACCAATAAAAATGACCCCGAGTCCACCTACGTTCGTCTGACCGCTGAATCCCTGGTCATTGACGACGACAGATGTTCCCGGAGCCGACATGTACACACCATTAATGTACGGCATCTAGCACGACACCTCCTTACTTGGGTATGAAGTTTTCAAACTGGAGCAGGTCTGCTTTCCATTCTTCGAGCGTTTTCTTGAATTCGTTCACCTTCTTCTTGGCGTAGGCAAATGCAGCGAGAAGTTCACGCTTACTTTTTGCCTCCATTGCGTTCAAAAAGTCGTCGAGGTAGATTTCATCCCGAACCACAGATGGCTTTGCAGAGGTCTTCTGCACGTCTGTTTCCGTGGTCTCAGGTTGCGTCTTTGGCATCTCTCACCAACCTCCTTCCCTAATTGTTGGCGGTAAGCGTTACAGTAGCGCTGGTTACGGATGCAACAGGAAGAGGTGTCCATGTATCCATGTGCTGACAGGTTACGTTGACGGTACGTTCAAACGGAAACACGATGTCTTTCATACTGTCCGGAACTGGCCGCAGGGCGCCCATCGACAAACGTTGATTCATCAGTCCATAGGTGTTCTCCAGCGTCTGTCGCTGCATTTCAAGCGCCCACCGCACAAGTGCCTGCATCCATAAAAGCCAATTCTGATTTGGGCCAAACACATGCACTGCGTACAATGCTTCGAATGTTGTCCCATACTCATAGTTGGTGGATGTCTGCTGCATGACGGTGCCAACAAACCTTCGTGTAGCTACTTCCTGACTTGGCTCCATCGTGATGGCAATCTGCGGTGCCTTGGTGGGAGAGAGACTATACCCTACCTGAATCGCTACCTGATTGGCAGCATTTGTCCACCAGTCGGTGATCTGTGTCTGGTTTGTCGTAGTCTCCTGTGCATAGATGTCTGGCACAAACGCGCTCAGGTTCTGACGAAATAGAGTCAGAGCATCGCTGATGACGGTCTCTATCGAGCGTTCGGCGAGAATAACCATGCATCAAACACCTTCCCCCACGCTTCCCCAATGTGTGCCTCAACGAGTGGTATCATAAAGTTCCAGACGGACTCCGATACCGGATTTCCCTGCTGACCAGGATTCCACCAGGACTCCGCTGGTGACTTGTCCGACACTGTGCGGAATGTCATGTACCCGACACCCCGCATTTTGACCATGCCGCTATATCTCGTTGTTTTCCGCACATACCCCGTTGACGAGACATTCAAGGACAGAAGCGACAGGTTTGATGTGGCTGGAATCTGCCACAGCCCCTGACGTCCTTCACCCCATCGGTAGACATTGCGTGTGACTCCGAGAGAATCCATGTAATGCCCGATGATGGCGGAGGTTTCAAGTTGGTCAGCCATTGCCTGGATATGTGATGGCATCGAATCGCGGTTATGAGTGAAGGGGATGATGTTGTACCGCGATCCATCCTTCGCTATGCGGTGTCTTGGACCGTTTAGTAGACCCGGTTTCATATCCCATGGCTTGATACCCTCTTCGATGTTCCCGAGGTCTGGACCGGTGACCGTGAATTCAAACTGACCCAAGGTCTGATAAGATACAGTCGGCTCATCCAACGTCACAGGACCCGTCATGCCAGGAAATACCGAACCTTGCAAAGCACCCTTTAATGCACCCTTAAACGCACCTGCGGCTTCTTCCATTGCGTCACCGATGATGCGGTAGTCGGGTTCGACGGGTGAAACATGAGGCGACCACTCAAAGTTGACGGTAAGCATCGTTTCTCACGACTCCTGCAATGTTGGCGCATTCGGAAGGATGATGTGACGCTTACGGAGTACGGCGCGTTGCCCCAAGTCCTGTCCAAACGCCAAACGCGGACTCGGCGGATTAAACGCCACCCACTCAAACTGAGCACCATAGCGGATGGAGTAGACATCTCCGGTTATCGGTGTGTTTCCGACCCACGTGATGGTCTTCCCGGAGTACGTAAAGTCAGTTGGTGGATTGTACTCCGTCGCTATTCCTGTGTTTGGATCGACTGTCCATGCCGCTTCTGCGACTGCAATGTTGTAATCCGCATTGTCCGTAGTACCGGAACCACGCGTTAGAACCTGGCTGTAGGTCGGTACGCCAATCGGCCACGGTAGCATCACCAGATCGTAATCGTCCAAGTGGATGGCTCCGGGCATTGGGGACAGAACCATATCGCCATATTCCATGAGGCCGTACTGCACCAGATCAAGGTTCTGATCAATGTTTGATACAAGCGCGAGCACAAACACCGGCGCATTAGGATACAGAACACCAAAACCACCACAAGCTGCACAGTTGATGTTGTTTGGGCTCTCCGGTGTATTCCCACACGGACATGAGGCTGACTTGTAAACGGTGACCTCATAGGCAAAACCACCTTGGTCTTGTGCCTGCCACAACTGGTTATAGAGCCATGGAATGGGTGCGACAATCGGGTTATTCGCCACTCCAACTCACCTCCCGAGTTGAGCAAACACAGGTCCGTTATGGGCGGCCCGCCACGATTTAATGTAGTCGGAGGCGCGTGTTTCGAACTTTTCAATCGCTCGCGAAAACGGTCCATCGGTGCGAAGATTCACACTCTGATCAAATCCGTCCACGTTATGCGTAAACGACTGAACACCCGGATAAAAAGCATTGTTGAATACCTCAAGGATCTTGGCTGCTGCAAGGCAGGCAATCGCATCTACCATATCCTCCGGGATCGGATAGATCCCCGCCGTGTATGTGATCTGCGTGAACTGTGGCACATGATTCATCTGCCCCATCGTGAAGAAGGGAAGCCACATGCCAGCACCAGGACTAGTCACCGCCATGGCACCTTCCACCGGAACAATCTGTACGATCCCGGCATTAGGTCTGGTTGTGATCCATGGCTGCGGAACCTGCAGAATCCCAAAGTTCGGAGGTAATGCGAACAGGATGTTTGACACGTTGATAACAGGTTTGTGCTTGACCTTGATTGTCGACCATTTCTCAAACCGTCTCGTCGTGTAGTCATAAGGGACTTCCAGCATGTCGTAATCCTGCCCCGCTATTGCAGGTTGCCCGGAGACCATCCCGGTCGAATTGCCAGCTGTCGAGAGACTCGTAATGATCTGCGGTGGCTGTCCAACGACACAAGCCAGAATCACACGTGGAACGACGAACGAGTCAAGTTTTGTTTCGAACTCGCCGACGGCCGCATCAATCTTCTGCTGAGCAATCGTACTGACATCCGTTCCTGTTGCCGTCGCCGTAAGTGGGATTCCAGCGAGATAGTTATTTAACACCAAAGTGGAAGTGACCAAAGTCGTAATGGGATTGCCATTGACAAACGTCTGGTCACTTCGGTATGAACTCTGGTATGAGGAATAGGGAGGACTCGCGAAGTTCGTCAATCCAATTCCCCCTTATCCGAGTCGTTCCAGCCACCCGCTCAGAATGCCGCTGGTAGGAGCTGTCGAACACGTTGCTTGTATTCCGACATAGGGCAGGTACTGGCTTGGTGTCGACAGCGCAATGATGCCCGTTTCGGGGTTGCCAGTGCCGCTATAGGCAGAGACGCTGGTTGCTGTTCCGAACGGATACCAGCTCACACGGTCCCGAGACCACATTGGCTGTAAACTCACTGCCTGGTTGAGTGTCGAAGTAAAGAGCGCCGTCTTGTAGGGTGCATAGACCTGATCAAACGGTACACCGGTCGGGTTAGCGCCGGACGGTGCAAGGCTCATATGGGCGGTTGTGTCCGTGATGGGAAGGTCCTCAAAAAGAATAGACTCGCCATACGTGAGCATGACGAGTCGTCCTCCCTGCGAACCACCACCATTGACATCCGGATCGCGTGGAATCCAGTCCCATTGTGCCTTGGAAACATTATCTACAGGTTTCCCGAAGGATTGACCCATCCGTCAAACCCCCTTAGTTGTTGCCGGGGCCGTTTGTGACGATCTCCCATGCAAACGTGAGACTCGCGACACTCCCCAGCACGTTAAATGTGGTTGCTGTGGGTGCGTTTGTGGTGTCCAAATACACCACACCATTGGAAGTGGGTGTGATATGAATCTGGTAATCGGCCGGAATCACACCGAGATTGTGCGTAATGGCCTCCGTGGTGCCGACTGTGGCGTTCGTTGTGCCCGTGCCGGACGTACCAAACAGGTTATCCGAGTTGACACCGCCTTGCGGTAGTGCCATATCGTTGACGAGATTTCCGTTCACACCTTGCTTGGTAAACGGGTACACGTCCGAAAAGCGTTGTCCGCGAGTAGGTTGCTGATAATTTTGTGGCAAGATGAATCACCTCACTCTGATTTCTTGGCCGTGCGCTTGCGTTTGGGTTTTTCTTCAGATGCTTCCATGGTTTCATTACCGGTTGCATCATCCGCCGGCGCATTGTCGGAATCCGATTCTTCATCCGAAGAATCAGGTGGCTCGTCATTGACTTTCGCAGAACTTTCTACCTGTTCGCTTTCTTTCACATCCTCCACAAGGAAGTGAAAACGGCGAAGCCGATCAAGTTCTGCAGTAGTTAGTTTCGAACCGTCCGCCCATCCGTCTGCACCAAACGTGATTTCGTTCTCCAATACCACCAAACGGTCAAGTTTCGCACCGTTTGCAGGTCGAATCCGTACCATGTCATCCGCTCCTTAGAAAAAGGGCCAGCACTCATACGCTGACCCTTATTTCGTTATTGATTAGGTTAACTGAACAGGAGCAGTTGACCCCCCGGGAATCTGGATGTTCTTGATCAACACACAACGGCTTGGCACATAGATGATCGGTGCGCCGATAAGCGCTACTGCGAAGTACCGGGCGAGTGCCGGGATAGGTAGCGGCCATTTGAAGAATGGTAGCAGTTGCTTAAACACTGCGCCTTCTTCAGGGTCGTGGTTAATCAAGAACACATCATAGGTCCCTGCAACAGTCGTGTTCTCGTCGGTAAAGCTCTGCGTGGTGCCAGTTCCTGCATCGACAACCTTCAGCACGGGCAGGTATGCACCGCCGTTCATGCTACGGTAAATCTGGTAATACGATGCTCCGTTCGTGCCCGTTACACGATTCCATGTCACAGTCACCGACTCACTGGCTCCCACAGTAACGCTGGTCGTCGCTGCAGACAGTTCTGACGGACCATAGCTGTTGACAGCTTCCACCTTGTAGGTCACAGGGCCGCCATTGTACCCAACACCATATTGGTTGGCGTTGGCCGGGGTCTCCCACTTCGATGTGGCAATGTTCGGATCCTCAACAGAAGTGGTATTCAGTGCCGAACCTACACCCGTCGCGATGGACGGCGCGTTCTGGATGGTTGTCGTGACTGGCTGGTCGACATTCAGGAAAATATCGTTCTCAAACGGGATGTGACCATAGGTGGAATTGTACCCACCAACGGGCGTACCAACGTTGAGCGAACCTTCCCGCATCAGCGCAACCTGGTCAATACCATAGCGCTGTGCTGGGGCATACGTCTTGCTCCAGTAAGACTGAACCACAGGGGCCATGTATGTCTTGTACATACCGGATGTGATGTCGCCAGCATTGTCCTGCACAGCCTGCGCTGCATTTTCCAGCAGATCCGGTGTGAGCGGGCCTGCTTCGGCGTCAATCACAACGTTCGAGAAACCGTTGTTAGAGGCGAAGTCGGTGATGATCTTCTTCCATCCGTCAAACTCGGTTGCCATTATGGAGGAATCTCCGTAGTAGATCAGACGGTTTACTCCACCAAGCAGGAACCGGGTCGCGTTGTTGATCTGCAGGGCTTCTGCGGATCCGCCAACCACTTCCGTGGCCATGATCGCGATGTCCGTGCTGTATGCGGTCGACAGATACTTCATCGGAACCTGCAGACGGCTAAAGGTCGAGTCATTGCCAGCCGGGGTGCCCATGGCGGAAGTTGTGACACCACCACGAGTACCATAACTGAGCAGTTGATCATACTCTTCATTCATCGCGTAGGCTTCCTGCTTCGCAATGTTGCGCCACGCTTTGACGTTCCGCATTTTGAAGGAGACATTTTTGAGCGTGCGAGCCAAGGATTGCGGAATCAGGGAGCTACCATCTCCAGGGCCACCAGGGGTCGAAGGAGATGCGACAAGAGCTTTTTGCAGACGATCAAACGTCTGATTGGACAAGTTGCCGCCCATGTAGTTCCCGGTCAACAAGCCGCCATTGTCCATTTGCAGAGATTTAACAAGTTCTGGTGCCATTACGGTCAACGAGGCCACCACCTATTCTTGAATTTGTGGATCAAAAAAAGCGCCCATTATGGACGCTTGGGTAAAACTTGTGGGTGAAATGTTAGATCAGCTTTTCCTTGTGCAGGAGTTCCTGAGCTGCGTTGCTGGTATTTGTCCAATCGCGGTCATTCTCCAGAATCGTCAGGTCGCGCATACTGATGCCTTCAAGACCCTTCTGGAAAGCGTCTTCCACAACATCAAGCGCCTTGGCAAGGTTGAACTCCTGCTGTACGGCGCGTTGGGAAGTGGATACCGGCATACCGTAGCCCTTACGAATCGGCTGTGCCTGACCCCGTGGAGCCGCGGCTGATTCCATCTGCCCGAAGCCCGTAAACTGAGCCTGCGCCGCCACGAGAGACTTAGCCATCTGGCGGTTCTCGTTCTTGATCATCTTCTTCAGTTGGCGATTCTCCAGACGAAGGGCGCGAACTTCGGCCACAAAATCGTCTTTCATGTCAAATACAGCGTCGGTGAGAGACTTGATGAACTCATTCCCGTCGACGTACTTCATGGCATCAGCTCCCAGTGCTTTTCTGACCTTGCGACGGCGCGTTTCGGTCTTTTCATCCGCCTTGGAAGACTTGCGGTGACGTTCGTCGCCTTCTTCGTCGTCCTCGTCTTCGTCCTCATCAAGGTCGTCGTCGTCGTTGGAGAGATCGGAAAACTCTTCATCCATGTCGCCACGTGCGGGCGCATTGGACTTCTTCACCTTGCGACGTTTGTGACCACGAACCGCCACATACTCGTCGTCATCCTCTGGCAGTTCCAGAGACTCCAGGTCTTCTTCGTCAAGGTCGTCGTCATCCCCCAACGGATCGTAAACGTTCGCGCCGCGATTGTCCTCAAAGTCTTCGTCATCCGGGTCTTCCGACGTGTCGTCGTCATCATTGACGAAGTGTTCCGGAGACTGAGTCGTTGCGTTGGTGTCCTCCATCCAGTCGTCCAACTGGTCGTCAGACTGTCCAGATTCACGGTCGAACACGGCCATGTAGTCGGTCTTACCAGCACGTTTCCGGCTGGGAGCGTCCTTTTGGCGCTTCGGCAGTTTGGCACCGCCATTTGGATCGCTCGGTGCCGTGACAACAGACTTTTTAATTTGCGCCTGTACGATCCGGTCGAAATCCGACAGGGTCGCTGTAGCCTTTACATTTTTCGGCACGGTTTTATTCCTCCTTCGTGAGTAGGCCAGAACCTTTGAGCAGAGACAAAATGGCATTTACTTCGGCTCCGTTCCGGTGTTCACAGCCATAAAAATGACGGGCCGCTGTGCGCAGTCCGCCTTTGACAGTTCCGTCCGCATTAATGTGCGGGCAGTGTGGATTATTGCGTATATGCTCACGCAGATGGTCGCGAATGACATCGAGTGGATGCCCTCTTGACCTCTGATGTAGCTGGGTCAGTCTTTTATCCAGGGATTTCATCACAAGTGGCTCCCGACTGAGTGCATATCTTGCACACCATGTCGCCTGGTTCTCTGGGAGTCCATGAACATCCATGAAATATGCAACGTCCATGTCATGCTTGAAGGTTCCGACCGGATCGAAGTACGGATTGTTTGATTTCACAATAAGGTTCCCACTGTGAATATCCGTAATATCTGCCGCCCATCGACTTATTGCTATTCGTCGCGTATCCATCGGACGATATTCCACACTTGCTCCCGCTGCGAGGCTCTTTGCAAAATCCACGAACGTACCCGGATGAACCGGTGTGGGTGTTAGCGCCACATTGCGGATAAATGCTTTTAGAATACGCGTCGGATCTTGTGGGTCATATTGCTTCACAACACCCTCGATAGACATTCCATAGCGCCGTGGCCACCCCGCTTCTTTCAGCGCCTTCATTTGCTCAATGATCTTCTGCATCAGTGGCGTTTTTAGTGCCTTCCACTTGAGCCAGAACCCCTGCGGTGTAATCTTTCCTTCGAGAGGCACACCGACAATGGTCTCAGGTTGATGATCGTAGTTCACGAACCCACCACTACCTGGCGGGAGCCCTTTGCCGAGTAGATAGTCAATCTCAAGACCGTTTGGCAGGACTTCTTCACCTTGTAGGTCTCGACCCGACAATGAGGCGATCCCTTCGAAGATCCAATCACCGTTTGCATCCTGTTCGGACTTTACAATCTCAGCGCCGAAGTGGAATGACTTTTCTACCAACCGTTCTCACCACCCTTCATTGTGAAATGGTCGGATGTCCGCATAAAAATAGCGCCTTGGCTCACTCGCCTTGGCGCATCATTCGTTGCCCGTGATCCGTGATTTCCGTCGACCTTGAGATACCCGAAGGGCTTTCTCTGGAAGTGTTTCGTCACGTTCATTTTGTCTGTCATCGTCTGGTTCATCCAGCGACAACCTTGACTGCCTGGTTCGTTCGTCCTTGATTCCAAAGGCCCGCCTCACTGCGGTTGATACGTCGTCATCGTCATCTGAGGTGTCCTCGTAATATTGGAACATGCGGGCAATAGCTCTGACTTCTTCCTCAGTCGCTTCAAATCGGAATAACTTGATTGCTTTGATTTTCACGGTTCATGCATCTCCTTTTTTGTTCACTTGGCAATGGGAAATACGATGGTAAAGGACTTTTTCATTTCTGCGTCCTTCAACACAAGGCCAAAGTGTTTCTTGGCAAAGCGACGAATTCTCGCCTCAACACGTTCTAGGTCTTCCTTGCTGTACTTGGAACGGTCCTCTTTGGTATGAATGTATCTCCATGCTGCAAGTGTGCGTTCGCGGCTTGGCTTGCCATTCTTCGTGAGTGGGTAACTGTCATGTCTGGGATCAGCAAACACTTCGTCGGCTCCATAACGATCTCGTTTGGAACGTTTGACTTCACGCCATTCGGATTTGGTACGCATGGACTTTGACACCTCCTCGCCTCCCGTTACTCGTTGTGCGATTCGCATGGCTTCAGGAGACCTCATTCTTTGCCATGCGCCTTTTTCACCGTTTGGACCAGCGGCAGTCGGTGACCAATGAAACCCGCGAGATTTAAGTTTTGCACGAGTTTCTGCATCCGGTTTTCCGTCGAAGAAAATTTGCACACGGTTGTCATCTACATTGTCGTGGATGATGCCGCCGTCAAACTCGTGGGAAGTGGATGTGTCGGAACGCTTACGGCTCAGTTCCTCAACGCGGGCTTTCATGCGTTTGACGTTGGCGAGGTTGTTTTGGAGCATGTAACTTGGAATACCTATACGACCCATATAGTCTGGTTCCAGCGCTTGACGAGCCAGCTTTTCACCAATACCGAGCTTCATCATCTCTTCAACTTTTTGGTCGTCCGTCAATTTCTTCTTACGGAAAACAGAGTTAATTTTCTTGTATTTCTCTTGCATCTTCTCAGCCTCGTCGATTTTGGCTTGGAGTTGTTGCACTGCGTCGTGCTCATCGGCAGAAACGGGACGATTTGGACTATATTGTTTCAATGTGTGCCCTAAATGCTTCTTTGCATTTTCAACTTTCTCTATTGCGTTTCGTGTGATAGCATCCGCCTTATCTGGTCTTCCGTTGTATTTGGCACGTCCGGTAACTGTCCACGGCGGTGCAACTTCACGCGAACGAATTTGCTCACGCATAAAATGTTCGTGTGCTCCTGCGAGCCGCTTTAACGCATCTCGCACATCGCTTGGCATTCCATCTACACCGTAGCGTTTGAGTTGCGCCATTGCGCGTTCACGGTCGGTTTGAACTTGCTCACTGTGTTGTTGGTTGAGTTTGTCTGCTGTGGTCGGCCAGTGAGTTGTATTGTTGTATCGACTGGCATCCATTTCACTGAATGGACCTGCAATTTTCGGCTTCGGTTGTTCCTGTTTTGATTGGGCTTCCGAATCTCGTTTTGCACGTTGCTCATCAAGAAATTTGCGATTCTTTTCTTCTGCCTCTTTTCTCAATCGCTCTCTCTCTTTATCGTGAGTGTCCTTTGGCAAAAAGCGTGTGCCGGCACGTTTTTCGTCGTGAATCTGATATTCACCCACACGATTAAAACGGCGTCCTCCACCAACTTCCTTCAGATCGTAATAAGGATTCCCTTCAAAGTGATGTACCTTGTCCACTTCAAATGTTCCAGAATGATTCGCTTGATCCCCTGTATAGTGAATCTGCGTCCCAACCTTGTGTTTTGGCGTTTGTGGCTCAGGCGCATTCTTGCGGTGTGTATCGGGCACCTTGTCGGCTTCTGTCCATCCGCCAGGAGGTTCATTGTTAAACGGATTTCTGGGTGCTGTCATACCTGATGGTGCGCTCGTTTGATGTCCCGGCATCACATGACTGACAGGAACCTTTACATTGGAACCCTTGACATCGACCGTCAATGTATCACCATACACATGCTTGACGGTGCCTGAGAGCTTCTTGTTACTTCCCGGCCGTTGATAAGTTACGGTGGACCCAACATGATATGGATGTCCTTCGACAATCTTCCCAATCTTGTCCACCGAGTTCCCGTGCCAGTGCTTGGGTACATCACCACCGACAATCCGTCCACTTTCGTCGATTAAGATACGCCTATAATCGCTGTGCTCTGTCGTCTTGCCGTTCTTCTTCCCAACGATTTTCCCTGCCCCGTTTGGATGAATCGTGATCCATCTCGTTCCGGATGCACTGTTGGCCTTCGCCAATTCAAACATTACCCTCACGTCGTCACCTCCTTTACCATGGTTTCACGGCCGGGGTATCGTTGCGGCCCAATGACTGATGCCCCCCGACCCAATCCTCACTCGTCTGCATTTCACGCAACTTTGCAAGAATGAGTTGGAACACATATCGCGCATGCCGACCGCTGACAGTGACACGGTTCCCACGCACATCCACTTTGCAACCGCCATACTCAGCAACGCCGTTATGTGGTTCGAACTCATACCCTGCATGGTGAAGGATGCTCCATACACTGTTGGAAGTCGGTGTATAGGTCGTGAGTGCCTTTAGGAGACGTAGCGGCCCATTCTTCGGCACATACACGTTAAACGCTGTCTGATCGTCTGAGACGCGGTAATGGGTTCCTTTTGTATCACTCTCGGTTGCCTTCACGCTCACGCTGTCACGCGCCTTTGTGCCCATGACGCGGCGGTAAAAGGTGTATACGTCTTGTGGGCCACTCGCGTGTGTATCTGCACCCCAGGATTCGAGCCAGTCGTCTGCACGAGACTGTTTCCCTGGCATCGTGGCGAATGGAGAGGGAGTGCGATAGTCGCCGGAGTCAATGGACTTCTTCACGTTGCCGCTGACAAACTTTCGCATGAGTGCATCCCATTTGTTATCGCCAAATCCGAGCTTGTCTTTGAAGGTGTTGCGTGTGATGCCTTGTTCCTTGACAAACTCTTTGAGTGGCGGATTGAAATGATAGGCGGACACGTCTGACATGCGTGTGGCAATACATGTAGCCTTCGTACCACGAAGAAGGAAGTACCACTCTCCCCACCCGTCTGATGCTCGCCATACCTCGCCTTTAATGCCTTCCGCACGTTTAGACCAACGCGGACGATCTGGTTTCTCGTCTTTGTCGCTCACAAAGTCTCTGTAGGCACGCTCATAAGCGCGTTGTAAGGCTGGACGAATGGTTTTCTGATCTGTGTGCCCATCATTGGTTCTGAGTGCTTTGGAAACGGTCTCCTGTGGCGCGTGACGGTCTTTCATCGTGTCAATGATGGTGCCAATGATTTGACGCGCAAACACGCGGTCCTTTTCCTTTTCGTCCTCGCTCAGTTCCTCATACGGGACATACATGGACTCCCACGCTTCTGCATGGGCTTCTGGCATCTCAGGTGCAACCTTCTTGGCAAAGTCCACCCATTGATCGTGGACATCGGCAGCAATCGCTTCGAGTAACAGGCCCGATTCTGTATTCAGGGTAGAGACGAAGTCGTAGAATGCATCCTTCATCGGGTCAGCGATGGATTTTCCACGCATTTTATCGCCTTCCTTCCGGAGTTCATTCATGGTAAACACGGACTTATTGAGCTTGCGCCGATGCATCTCGGCGTCCCAAGGGCCATCGCTATGTTTACCCGTTGCCACCCATGCTTGAATTGACTTCTTACCGGCATGTTGGAACGCCAATGTGCGATGGTAGCCGTCTGCGATTTTGTATCCACCCTTAACCTGCACCAGAACGACGGGCTCCATCTTCTCGCCTGATTTGATTGCTTCCGCTATCCGTTGCACCTTGTCTGGATTGCGACCGCCAGGTCTACGTGCCATTTTGATGTTGGAGAGGGGCACACGTTTCAACTCCCAATTTTCGCCCTTTACCCATTTCAGGACATCGGCGGGGTAATTCTCACGCAGGTAGGCATAGACATCTTCTCCTTTGTGACGGCTTTGCGTCTGCAAACCCTTGCGAATGGGCACGATAAATTTGTCTGCCATGCGAATCACCTCACTCGTTGTCTTGAAACAGAAGTTCGCCCCATCGTTTCTTATCTACACTTTTATAGTTAGACATTGGAATGGTCGTCCATAAAATCGGCTTGTTGTCGCGGAATCCAACCATCACAACTACGCTTTTATCGCGTTCACCCATGACGTGATAGCCTGCGATAAAAACGCGACCATCTTCATTCCCTTTTCCGACAGGTTGCTTCCAAACTTCCCACGGCTGAATCAAAGTTTCTACTGCGGCACGAAAATAACGGATACGATTGTCTGCCTCAATGCGTGACTTTTCATTTTCCCAATGTCCGTAATACTTTCGTTCAATACTGATGTACATGTTTCCGTAACTTGATGGCAGACTGACCCATCCGTTTTTGTCGGTGTGGAATATCTCTTTTAGGCTGTGCAGAAACGAATTCAAATCTTCGACTGTTTCAATGGGCTTGACCAATCGGCTTGCTTTCTTCCGCATAACTTCATCCCACCTCGGAAGGTTATATTCCTTCCATGTTTTCTTGCTTGTCACAGGTTCTTTGTCTGGTTTCCAATGGCCCGACACTTTGTGGATGTGTCCATTCTTGCTTCGCCGGTAATATTCGCGCGTCCACCCCTTCTTGATGGGAATCAGGAACAGGATCATACACTCACCAATTCCCGTTTCGGTGCCATATAACTGTATGGATCCCCGCCGCGATACTTTACAATCACATGCCTGCATTTCGGATGAAGTGGCAGACAGGGTATCCAGTCTTCGCGTTTGCGCCCAACGTTACTTTTCCCAGGCCATAGATATTGCTCGCGCTGTTGTTTTGTCGGGTTCTCGATTTTCACCGGTGAAACGTAGAATACTTTCCCCTCAAGAAGATGTTTGCAAGCGGAGCAAACTTTGCCGTCCCCAATGACAGGCACAACCACATGCTTCCCTGCGAGCATCGTCAATGTGGCATCGTTATACGCCATGCTCATCTCGGTCGCAGCGATGGTCTGAAAGTGTTGACCGTAATGGGCCCACCGTTGTTCCAGCCGTTCTGCCAGTTCGTTTGCTGTGATACTTTCGCGAATGGCTTGTACGACTTGCCAGCGTACATCCTCGCGCATTCCGCCTGCCCATTCACGCATCTTTGACGCAGCGGATTGACGGGCGATCCATTCGGCCTGCTTTGGATACTTCGGTATGTTGACCACATGTAGAGTCCCGGGTGCTTCCGGAACGTTGATCCACGGTCCCTTTTCAGGCAAACGATCAATATGCTTGACCCTGCGTTCTGCAAGTTGAATCACATTCGATATTTCTTCTGCTACATGATCCACATTTAACGGATCATCTTCCGTTACATCCTTGACACGCTGATACGTGCGAAGCGATGGTTTATTTAACGCATCCCTGGTGACAGCCCAGGCATCCTGCATCCATGTGGCTGCAAACCCACTCGCATATTTCAAGATTCGTTCTTCCGCTTGTTGCAGATTCGGATCAGGCCACGCTTCGGAGGTGTCGCCAGACAGTTCCTTTAACCGCTGTTCCCAATTCAGCCAGTCCATGCGACACCATCCTTTCTATGCTAGTTTCAGTGCCCTCCACGCCTTTTCCACGGCCTTTTCGTCTTCTGATGTATTGAGGGGCACATCCTGCGCTCCGACGCCTTGTGGACCGTTTCCGGGTGCTTGTGGCTGACTAAATCCATTCTCTTGCATCCATACCTGCAGTAAACGTGGATTAGCCGGAGCATCCAACCACTTTACATCCGCCGACGTTCCTGGGGGGGCTTCTTCAAGCCCCATAGCTTTGCGCCATTCCCGGCCAGTTAGGGCACCCTCGTTTAATTGCTTGTCAAGATAGGTGACTTTCGCCTGCTCATCCTCTGCATTGATGCCGGTCCAACGGAACATGTAACCAGGAGCAAGATATGGCATGATATGCTGATTGATCGACATTTCCACGAGGTCGAGAATCGGCAGCAAACCTTTATCCCGCGACAGGTCAATCTTCGCCTCAGTGTTATCCGATGCGCTGATACCACCGCTATTGCTCGCGGTTCTCTGCCCGATCTCTACAGGATCGGTGAGAAACACGCCCGCAATCTTCGTGGAAATTTTGTCGAGGAAGTCCCCCATTTCCATATCGCGGTTTGACTGTTTCATCGGAATCCACTGAATGGAGGACCCGCCATTTGGGGAAGGTTCGACCGCTAGAGCCACGGGCTTATGCTGACCCACAACACCCTTTACGTCCGTATCCCACATGGTATTAAGGGATTCCATGGTATCCTCCGACATATTACCGATAAGCGCAAGAATGCCGGGTGGTACGCTACCATGGTCGAAATAGTTGGAGTTATACTGGAGTGCCAACACTTCAGCGGCAATCCAGTCGGATGAACCCTCGGTCGGAGAAATGGCATAGCCGCCATTTTCGATGTCCGTCACAGGATCCGCCTGCATGTACATGAGTTCGTCCTGTGCATACTCGGTTTCGATCTGACCGTCAACCACCTGCACATAGCGCACCGGCTGTTCGAGTTCGCGGCCGTATCGAGTCGTAGGGATGTATCGCTCTGCCCATTGCAATTCAATCGTGGCGGAGTCAATGCCCCAATACTCTGACAACCGGCCTTCCTCGTCGTACACGAGTTCCGTTGCGCCAGCCCCGATGATTAGGATGTCTCGTATTGTGGACTTCAACCACTTGCTGAAGTCTTTGCGATCCCACGACTTCTTGTTGCCTGCACCCATGATGAAGTTGTAGGCATATGCTGCAACCTTCTCGTCATGCGCTGTTTTCTTCCCTGGATCGTCGATACGAACAATCTCAAATCCGCGATCTCCTTTATGCCTTGGGGCACGTGCGAAACTCGCCACTTGGGACTGTCGCAGACGGATGATAGCTTGTACCGTCGGAGACAGTTTTGCAAGCTGACGGAGCTGAGTCCAGGATAGGGAAAATCCCCCCCAACGGCTGCCCGGCGGTGAAAACGCCCAACTCGGCGAGACAATAACGGATCTCCTACGATGCGGCTTATCTTCAAGACTACGCTGTCTGGTATCGATGGTAGGCATGGGCATCACCTCCTGTCATCAGTGGTGTCAGTTCACACCTTCGGCCACCGGCGTATTTGCCACTTCCGCCTGCATCCGGTCCCATTCTTTCTGCACCTGTTCGCCAAGCTGTACCCGCCGCTTTTCCAGTGATTCCTGTGTCACTGGCTTGCCGGTTACACTTGCTTCGCAAACGGCTTCCTGCAAGGCCGTTAGGTAAATGTTCATCAGCAGTAGTTCGTCCTGAAGTTTCTGCACTTGATTAGCGAGACTCACAATCGCTTCATCTTTCTCCTTGCTGGTCATCATTCGTCCTCCCTTTGTACGTCGCATACGACAATGGAAAATTCCTCGCCAACTTCCTTGTCCACACGCTCAATGTGGACGCGAACACTCGGTATGGCCGTTAGGGCGTCTAGACTTGCAATGCCCATCAGCATGACGTAACAGGCTTCCTTGCCTGCGGCTGTGACCTGTACCTCGTTGTCGTTACGGAGCGCAATCGAAATGGACTGCGCGAGTCGGGCAATGTTTGTGGTCTTGGCTACTTTGATGCGTTGCATAGTGGGTTAGCTCCTGTTCGTGAGAAAGTCTTATAAACACAAAAAAGGCGGTCACCAACGCACATCGGACTGCACAGTTTCGTGCAATCGTCAATGCATCAGCGACCGCCTGTTATCAGGTGGGTCCAAAACAACTGTTACAGGATATTTAGAACTCTGGATCTAGCGAGGAAGATTTATAACACTGTTTCTAATTTAACGTTGTCTGGTGCCAAGTGGCGGCAGTCTCAGCAAACTGTTTTTGTCCCTCGGAAGTGCTAGTATCAAATAACCTGAAGCCAGCAGGATTGGTATCCCAATCGTAATCGCGCAAATCTATAATCTTTGTAAAAACCCCATTATTTAACATGAAATTGTGCCACTCGATGGCTGCTTCTGATGTCAGCAACCCGATGCCAACATGATCTGATACAACATAGTACACGGGCCTGTAACCTTCCCGAACCTTGTCGCTTTCCTCACGGATGCGGTCCATGCCGATGGTCACCATTTCGTCATCCTCCTGTCATTCGGTCTCACTTCCACTTGCGATATGACATGTGCCACTGGCATTTCTGACAGGTGATGGACACGCTCGTGTTTTCTCTTCCACCACCCGAACGATAAACTGGGTCCTCTTCATATTTCCACTCATGTTTGCAAAATGCAGATCGTATCACCCACGTGATATACCGCACCATATATCCTCCTATCACTCAGGTTTGTACTGATTATCACTAGCCGCGATAGACGTGCATGATTTTTGTTGCCAGTACGGTTCATGCGCCTGTATAATCTAGGCAAGTCCACAAAGAAGGGAGGAATCCGCGATGTCAACCCCAAACACCATGGACGTGTTAACAGTTGGTCTGGTCATTCTCGGTCTGTACCTCATGATCGACGCCATGACCACCAACAATCCAGCACGCCGACGCAGAGACGAACGAGACTTACGCATCATTGGGGAGGGAGCCAGTGTATTCAAGAACGTTCTATAAGCTCGTCGACATGTAACCACCTCGTTCTAGGGACGGGGTGGTTCTTGGCCACTCCACAATCTCATACCATCCATGCTCAATGACTGTCCAACCTACACTTGGCAGTTTAAACATCGGAGGATGGTCACGGTTTGGATACAACTGTTCCACCACTAGATATGTTCCATCCAGTGCGCGATAGTCAGCCGCCAATGGTGAGTTATATGGTGCAAAACTTAATATTGGCTGAAAGTAATGCTCCCACGCATAATCTGTAATGCGGATGACGTCGCCAACCTTTGCCCTTGGCGCATCACGCTTCGTTCGCTTTTGGAAAGGCCACATCTTCTCATCTCCTGTTATCAGGTTTCACAACCGAAAACTCATAAATATCCATTCCATCAATGACCTTATTTCCATCCTCATCATAGTGATAGGACGTAATCACACCATTGGGTTCAAACGTTAATAGGGCAGAACTCAACTTCGGATGCAGCATATCTCTGAACGGCGTCTTTATCGGCCTGTGGAACGATTCAACTGCATCGAAGTTAATCTGTCCAATTGGTTCCCAATGTTTATAATTCATCACTCCACCTTCCTCTTCGTGCCCGTTTCCACAAACGTCACTTTTGCCCCATGCGTGACAATCTTTGTCTCACCGTAATCCGGCAATGTCACTTCCTCGATCACGTTATCCCCACGCATGAGAATAGCGCGAATGCTTGATCCCGCGGTAGCCATGACACTCTTTTGTGCGGCATCGCGGGACTTTACCGTCTGCTGATTCGCGTGGGTCAATCGCTCATCTCCTTCACGTCATCGCGTTGAACCATGAAGTCTCGAATTTCCGTGAGTTCTGTAATGATAGTGTTTAGAGAATCGATTGACACAGCTACGCCACTTCCACCGACCCAACTCCAATTGTTCAAAGATCGTATATGATCCCATTGAAATTTATTCGAGCTAACTACCACTCCTCGAATAACCTCTGATTCCACTGTGTAATGTGCAGATATTTTCATGCCATCACCTCACGTTCAGTTTGGTATTGGACGCTGTATACCCCCAGTCAAATACATTTTTGCAGACATTATGCCACGCAGTATCTCGCGTAATCGTAATGTCTTCAGAACCAAGTGGCTTCTTGCAATACATACAAACGACTTCGGTTATCTCCTTTACTTTCGCCACAAACTCAGACGACGGTCTTTTCGGATATCGTTGCAACTGTACGCCGAGCGCTTCTCCGAGGTCCCGGATAAAATCATCGAGTTCCCATACCTGAACCGAATTTACTTCTTCCTCATCCCAAACGACCGCCGCAACCTTTTCTCCCTTTTCGTGATGGACCACACGGATGATTGATACGGCCACCTTGTCTCCTGCGGATATCGTAAATGCGTTCACTCTTCGCACACCTCATTTCCCTCGTCGTCTACCTGTTCCCATACGTAATAATCCAATGTTGCGTCGGAAGGCACTACAAGTACCGGCGGCTGTTTTTCGACAGCACACAACGCCTCCCATTGATCTATGAAAGCCTCCAAATCGCTAGGACTAAATTCTCCTCTCAACACTAGCAATCCAGACTCTCCGGCAGGAACTTCAACGGCAGTCTCACCAAATACATCACGCTCTTTTGGCTCTGGCTTGACGAGTCTGTAGCGTTTCATCACCACTCCTTTAGCGCGGAAGCCCCTGCCTTTAGGCATGGGGAGGAAGCGCGTTTTTATTGATTCATTGAGCATTTTATGCTATGCTTTTAACATGAACATAACTTTGATGGTCAAGCTCATGCCGACAACCGAACAACATAACGCTTTGCTTGGGACGATGGAGCGATTCAACGCGGCCTGTGGTGCGATTGCGGCGGTTGCGTTTGAACTGCACACGGCGAATAAGATTCGTTTGCAACAGGTGGTCTACGATGACATCCGCAAACGCTTCGGATTGTCCTCACAAATGACCGTCCGAGCCATTGCTAAGACCTGTGAAGCGTACAAACGGGACAAGTCGATTCTGCCAACCTTCAAACCACATGGAGCCATGGTCTACGACCAACGTCTGTTGTCTTGGAAGGGGCTTGACCGCGTTTCCATCCTGACTTTGGATGGACGAATTCTGGTGCCAATTGTCTACGGTGCATACCAAGCTGCGAGACTCAAACGCATTCGCGGGCAAGCAGACCTCATATATCGCGATGGCACGTTCTATCTGGCCGTCGTGGTTGATGTTCCCGAACCACCTAAGGGAACACCAGATGGCTGGCTCGGCGTGGATCTCGGCATAGCCAACATTGCTGTTGACTCTGATGGCGAATCATTCTCTGGCGCCCAAGTGAACGGCTTGCGGCATCGCCACGCGCGCCTTCGCCAGCGTCTTCAATCGAAAGGCACAAAGTCAACCAAACGACTACTCAAAAAGCGCCGCCGCAAAGAAGCGCGGTTTGCCGCAAATGAAAATCATCGAATCGCCAAGAAAATAGTGACGAAAGCCAAAGACACCGGGCGCGGAATCTCCCTTGAAGATTTGAATGGAATCCGTGATCGGGTAACGGTTCGCAAGGCGCAGCGTCGTCAACATCATTCTTGGTCGTTCCATCAGCTTCGCTCCTTCATCGAGTACAAGGCGATTCTTGCAGGTATACTTGTGCGTTCAGTTGATCCACGTAACACCTCTCGCACTTGCCCTGCTTGTGGACACGTGGACAAAAAGAACCGTCCCACGCGAGATAAGTTTGAGTGTGTCGAGTGCGGATTCGCTGGTCCGGCTGACCACATTGCTGCGATCAATATTGGTCGCAGGGCAGCAGTCATACTGCCGTACGCGGGCGTAATTTAGACCCGCAAGCCCCCGGCTTTAGCCGTGGGGTCTATGACGCAAACTCCCATTCAAAGCCGAGTCCATGACATCGTTCATCGTACTTGGGCTTAATGGCACGCAATTGGCGCGGTTCCGCGTCTTTGTCCATCCACACACCATAGACGAAGGTCAACGCCTCTGCGACCGCATATGAACCGTCAGAACTCTTCTGTTGTGTCGTTACTTGCACAATGCACCCACCAGGCACGTTGCAGACCTTCGTGGATTTCATCCAACCTTGCTCTTGACTCGATGCCTTGCAGAGCAGTGCAAACGTATCTCCATCGCCGTAGACTTGCAAATCCGAGATGTTCGTCTTTGCACCGCGAACCTCTGTGATTCCCATGTTCTTTTCTATAGTGGAATTGAGTTTGAGTTGTGGCGTCAGGCTCCCGCTTGCGATTGCCTGTTCAATCTGATCTGCCATGTCCCATGCCGAGTTTTCAATAGTCACGCCTTGATTGTCAATCATCCGGTCATGAATCAACTTCTGCAAGTCTGATCGAAATTGCGTACACTTATACACTTTTCATCCACCTCTCTATTACTTCAACGATTTCAGTGTGATGTTCTTGTTGGTCAAACCTTCCAAGATACCCATGAGCGTTTCCGTGGCACGGTCCGCATGGTCTAGCGCATCGTCAACCGTGGTTTTGATGGATGGCACTTCGTCAAGCATCGAATCTTTATCAGGGCCAACAGGGACGAATGTGCCAAAAAGGATGTTGCGAACTTGGTTCGACATCAGTTCCAGGTTGTTACATACGTGTTCGAGTTCACCCACGCGCACTTCCAGTGTTCGACGTCCGTCAAAGTCATCGTCGCCATCGTTTATGGCCTTTTTCATTCCGTAACTACTCATCTTTCATCCACCTTTCCAAACAGTGTCCACCATGCTTGCTCATCGGTCAGCCAACCTTAGCCACCGCTTCGCCTTACGGTCCATGCAGACCTGCTTGTTCATCTAATGTACCAAGTTCGTTTCTCAGGTCGTATCGTTTCACTTTTTGTCAGCCATTTTCCGGGTAAGCAAGAAGTCTGCTTCAATTTTCACCGTTGGATCTTCTCGTTCCGCAATTAGAACCATTCGCTTAATCACGTCCGCCGGAATGTTGAATCCAAAATGATACAATTCATCGAGAAGATTCCTGACCTGTAATGGCGTGACCTCTAGTTCACCCGCGCTCTCTCCATCGCTAAACATGACGGTGGAGTCCAGTGGTTTCAGGAAAAGTTTCGCAATAACCGCATCCTCTGGCAGTCGAACCGTTCTATGCAGGATATCAAAGACTTCGTTTGAAACATCCGTGTTGAATACTTTCATCGTTCATCCGCCTTTCGTTCTCATATTCAATCCAAACAAAAAACGAAGCCACATGGCCACGCTGGATTGTATCCATAAATGTCCATTGAAAATTACCGAACAAACTCCTTCGGCACTCCAACATCTCCTTGCCATCCATGCTCCTTACAGTACCAACTGTTGCCACGGCGCATAGTAAAGGCTTTCCCACACTCCGGGCATACAGGTGATTCCTTTGTCTTCTTGCGCGTCACGGGTTGCGGTAACATTGCACCTTCCTGCGCCCGCACCATCATCGTGCCACCAATAGAAGTAACTGCCGCATCCTCCGCCGGCAGCGGGGTGACAGTCTGAATGGGAGTAGCGCCTGGCCGGATCAGCATCGAACGCCCACGAGATAACACTGCATATCCCCCTGACATTGCGTCCACTTGGTCATCGTGTGCGCCTTCCTGCGGGAAGGCTTCAATTTCATCGAGAAAGTCATTGATCCACGGGCCGCGTACAAGTTTGATATTCCCGGCCTCCGCCATGGAACTAACCGGATTCGCACGGACTTCCTTGCTTCCGCTGGACTTAACGCCGCGGAATGTGAACCCCTTGAGTACACGCCGTCTGTAATGGTCAATCGTGTTGACACCGCTTGAACCGGGTTCTTGTTCCATGTAGATATCAACAGATTTACCGTCAAGTTCGGCGGCTTGCTTGATCAAAGACTCAACACCGGCTGGAGTTGTGCGGGCATGACGCATGTTTATAATGTAGAAAAATCCATCCTTCTCGCCAATCTTGCAGCCCGCAGTCCAGTCTGGATCCCTCCCCTTCTTTGGCTCCGTAGCGGCCAGATCCCAGTATCGAACCACGCGCAAGTCAGCCGGTGCCTCATCCACAACAGGGAACCATTCTCGGCGAAACTTGGCCCCCGGCGGACGCGCGTTCCAGTCACCAGTCAGTAACTGCGCCCGCGTGGTTGGATCAAGTTCCATGAGCGATTGTACATATTCTTCTTTATCCAAATGCGGGTTATCATCCAGACGCGCCGGGACAAAGAGGCGTCCTTTCAACTCACCTTCTACGATAAACCGCTGTCTTACCCACTCATGACCAATTCCGCCGGGATTCCCTGCTCCGCGCATGCGAATAGGAATCGTTGTTCCCTTGAGACGTCGCAGACGAGAGAACAGGTATCGATACATCGATTCAGTAAATTGTGTGAGTTCATCGAATCCACAGAACTGCATCTCCGAGCCTTGATAGCGGTACTTATCATTTTCGTTGTCCAAAAATCCGAATGTCAGTGTTGCACCCGATGGAAAGGTCCATGTTTTCTGTTTATCGTTCCATTTCGCATCCGTGCTCCGTAACCATCCATTTGCGCGATCCATAATGGCGCCCGGGAGTGCTAAGTCTGCGTATGTGCGGCGCAGAAGGAGCGCTGCATACCCCGGGACATCGATATATTGCAGCGCGGCCATGAGCAATGCAGAACTTTTGCCCGGTCCAGCGGCGCCACCGAAAAAGACTTCCCGCTCATCAAGAACGAGGAACTCAGCTTGTTTCGTCGTCGGTTTCTGCGGAATATAGCGGTTGTCCAGAATCGTTGCTTGCAACGTTGCTGCCAAGGAGGCTATTTCGTCGAGATAAGACATTTCGGAAGGAGTCTGTGTATGTTTCAATGGTGTGGGTGATGGAGTATTGTTCTTCATGCTTTGTCTTCACCTCACCCTGCACCTCCTGCCGCGATGTGGGCTTCCCTTCCAACAGTTGGTGTTTTTCCACACCTTGTGCAATTGCACCGACAACGCTTCTCAGCCACTGTGCCTTGCTGTCGCTTGGGTCCTGTCCACTTTGTATCAGATTGACGGCCTCAACCTTCGCGAGCTCGACAAGTTCAAGCAGTCCATCCGACACCTGTTTCACACGGTCAGCGACATATTCGCGGACATCCTGTTTGGCTTGCTCAACGGCTTCTAACGCCAACCCTTCGATCTTTTTACTTGGTTCGGTTCGGTTCGGATCGTTCGGTTCGACCCCTCGTTGTTCCATCCTCCAACGTTTGATGCTGCCCTGTGGTATACCTGTTCGCTGTCCTGCTTCTCTTATACTGGAGGCTTCCGCAATGGCAAGAGCCCGGAGTTTGTCTTCTTTACTCCATTTCGCCACGAAATACACCCCCATTATGCACGAACCATTGTACAACCTCGCGATTTTTAGCACTTTGCTGCAACATCATTCATGCGCTAGTATTTTTATGCTAAATCGCCGCCGCCGTTTTGACTGGCTTAATCTTTCCTCCGCCGGCCGTGCGATACGTGTTAGCGCCCTCCATGAGTCTGCGTAGTTCGTGTTCACTGACATTGGCAGAGGTGAAGTCGTCGTCCTCGTCTTCGTTGCGCTGCTTGGTTTGTTTTCTCGTTACCCAATCAAAGAGTTCTGTGGTCCAATCGTCATAGGCATAATCGGCATCGTCCTGAAGCGTCGCCGTAACGTGATGCATATGACAGTTGGCAACCATGCATTTTCCGAGCGTCGGGCTGATGAGTGTCAGGTATACGCAGGGGTATCCTTCCTGGCATGGATGAAGAGTGGTTTCCGTCTTTCTGACCACGATGGTGCGCGGCTTAGTTGTTGTTTTCATCCACATTCACCGTCACTTTCAGCACTTTACCCGGTCCGTATGCCACCAGTTTCAGCAGTTCTGGCATTTCCGTAGTGGGTACGTCGAACTGGATTCGGCTTGCTCCGTCTCCGCCTATCTTGATGGCACTCTGGATCTGGGGGATGATGGCTTGGAATTGGATGGGTTGCATGCGTTCACCTCGTTTATGTGTTCTGCTTACTTTGTCTGTTGTTTACCTGTACTCATAAACGCCGTAGAGTCAAATACTTCTCATGTAGTTTGCTCGCGTCTCACCACTCCGTGTCTTCCTCTTCCTCTTCCTCGCTCGCGGAGACACCCCACTGTTCGCGCAACTCTCCCATTGCATCTATAAACCTTTGCATACTCTCAACTCTTTCTTCTGTTGTGACCCAGTAGTACCGCTTTTTCACCAAGCCGAGCCATATGCGTCTACGCCTCCACATAATTCTCCATCCATCATGCTTGCGCCATGAATTCAGCGCTTTGAATGCTTCATACCATCCGATTACATATGGCTTGGGCATGTTTTCACCTTCTTTATAGGGTTGCTCGCGTGTCATACCGAGTGCATACCGCTACTCGCTCGCGGTGTTGATTGGACTCAATAGGCCCCATCAATCACGACATTCGCCGCAAAACACAGCACGTTAGAGACTTGAATTTCTGTCAATCCAAGTTTCTTGCATACTTCCTCGCGCGAGCGGTTGCGAAGTTCTTGTAATACGTCCCACACTTCGGTATCCGTTCCCTTTACCATCAACTTGAAATTGTCTCCGTCCAACACCACAACGTCATGATAGTTGATATGGCGCTTCAGGTTAATCAGCCATTCGTCGTCTCCCTGCGGAAACATTGCATTGTGGATTGCGCGGTTTGTCTCTTCGAGCTCGCGATACACCAGCGCCCCGTTCTTGTGTAACTCAGAAAGTACCGCCAAGTGATCGCTTAATACCTTTAACCGTTCTGTACTCATCTTCTTCATCATCCTCATCATCATATTTGCTGATTTATCACCAGCGGTCGTGCGACGTATGGATGTCACTCCCGTGGAATATCAGGAAGCCCGAGGAATCGAACCTCGCGTCGTAGTCGCCCACGCGCCTGATATAGCCTGTATCGTCGCACCAACGCCAATGACAAATAAGCCGCCATCGTTGGACAGCGGCTCGCGGTGTTACTTGTCACACGTAATGGATTAAATCACAATTGCCTCACGTGCTTTCCCCTCAATCACAATCGTGCTGTTTATCGTGTTCTCCAGACCGTACTCGCGGTCATAGATGAATGATTGCCCCTTTTGTGTCGCGCCTGTAAATGCATTGTCGTGGTGCCACCTGTCGGTTCCTGTGGGAGAACTAATGAACCGAGTAATCTGTCCGTTTGCTTCCCAGATGGACCTCTCGGAGTGGATATGATGTGCATGCACCTCGTGAAAATTCGTTTCTCCCCATGCTTGCTTGTAATCCTTCGCCAGCCACGCACCCATTTGATTCTTTTCAAGGTGTCCATGTGTGTAACCAGTTAGATTCTGTCCGAATTGAACCACCTTACGGGACAATGGTTGACTGTCTACAACCACATGTTTGTTGTTTCTGTACCACGCCTGCAGGTACTTGGTTGCAAAGAAACTGACAAGTCGGTCATGGTTCGACGCCATGTACATCGTTGTAATCGGTGCAACCTGGTTGAGTAGGTCCATACCTTCAACAAGCATCTCTGCCCCAAATTCAAACATGTGTTCAAACTGCATGCTGGCATCTTGCGGTGTTCCCTTGGTGGTCGTTTTACTCGGCCCGTCCACGTGAAAAAAGTCGTTGGCCCACACAAATAAAATACGGTCGAACGTGTAGTCTGCAGTCTTGGCGATTACATCATTGAGGATAAAAAAGAACCTCTCACGTGCAATCTCGTGGTTGTATGTGTCTCCCGAATCTCCAGCCCACGCCAACTTCCCAACATGTAGATCAGCGATATCAATCTCAAGTAATTTACCTTCTCGATTGTATCTTGTCGGCGTATGTACTGGGCTTTGGAAGTTTGCGGATAGTCGTTCAAAGAACCGCATCATGTCATCATCAGTATATGTTTGTTCTTTGGGCTTCGCTGTGATGCTGGATGAGTACAGCGTCTGTATCTTGTCAACCTTGGAATAAACGTGCCAGATTTTGCTCTTGCTATTCACCAATTCCCACTCGTTCGGGTCATATCCATGAGCCGTCAGCAGGAACTCGGGATCTTTGTCCTCGGTTTCGCTCATCTCAAGGAGTCGTGTACTCTTGTGGGTCAGTGTCTTTCCATCAATCTCACGCTGTACACCAAACTTTTGAATCTCCGCCTCAACCTCGTCCACTTCCGTAAGCGTTTCAGCTAAATTGTCATTAAGCAGACCATCATCCTTCAATTCACCAATGCGGTTCCTCATGCTCTTAGGTGCTATGTCGTACTCATTGGCTAACTCCTCAATCGTTGCGCCGGAGTCAAGACGCTCCTGGATATGTTTCGCTCGCCTACGCCATTTCGGCCACGAGTTAGCCATATCATCAGTCCTCCACAAAGACCGGAATACCCACTGTTTCAGCTACCATGTTTTCAAACGTCGCGCCGGGTGATACGTTCCATCCGCCTAGCCTGTCGATTGCATCTGCACCCATCAGCATTTTGATGTCCTCGCGCATGTATTGCTTCCACGTCGCGCCGGGACCTAAATCCAGGCTTGCAGGATTGAGTGGAATATGTCCCAACGCGCGTATCTTCTCAGCACGCTCATGGAACGCCGGACGATTGTAATCCGGATATCCCGTCATGGGGCCACTGATGTACACCTTCATTCGCCAACCTCCGCATGAACGATGTGGCGCATAATCTCTACCGCATCATCTAGTCGCCCGCTGACGTTCCGGATCACGTAGGCGTAGTCTTTACGGTTCTCCCATTCCCACACATAGGTTGACATGCGTTTGCTGATTAATTCTGCAGAAGAGCCGCGTCGAGCCATGTGATAATAGCAATCGCCCGGAAGCGCGTAGATGAATACCGTCACCGCATCTGGTCGCATTTTACTGAGTGCCTTCATGCCGGTGTGATCCACGATGGCGAAGGCTGGACCATTCTGCGTCTTTGTCCACAATTCCCCAGATGTTATGCCGTAGTGATTACCACCGTATGTGGAGGATTCGACAAGACGGCCATTCGCCTGAAATTCTTCAAATCGCTCGTTGGTGATAAAACAGTAGTCGACGCCATCTGTTTCACCGTCGCGCATAGGTCTAGTAGTGAAGCTGACCACTTCGTTGTCCAGTACCTGGCGCATAATAGTGGTTTTGCCGCTTCCGCTGGGTCCACTGATGAGGAACAGCTTATGCACAGCTACACCCCCATAACGAAAAAGCACCCCGTATGGGATGCCTGTTCCGCGTGTGTGCCCGATTTCGTTACTTCTGTACACTGTCATGTTACCACGGTTTCTCAGAGAGAAAGTGGCTTTGTGATGGTATCTTGGCGGGAATCTGTAGGGACATTCTTTCGGAGGGCGATCAATGCAGTCCGACCGCCCATTTGTCAAATTTCTGCAGTCCCTTCCTTCTCGACGTGCGGTATTCATCTGCTGTCAGGGGCGTTCCTTCCCTGCTTGCTCGCTCGCAAACCTTTCTCCAATGCTCACGTTGCACGTACTTATACCAGAGAATTGTCCACCATTCGGCATGATACTCGTGCAAGTCATCCAGTGCATATCGGATCACGCGCCGTAGGTTGGTGAGTCTTTCAAGTTCTACCTTTGCCTGCTCTACTTCGTGCTCCCGGTCACTCGCATACCTCTCGGCTGGCGTTAGGTGGACTGCAAGCTCTTCACCGCGTTCGGTAAGAATAACGTAAGCATCCTGCAATGCCTGATCCGCCTTCTCATCATCAGAATAAATATGCCTCAGTCGCTTTGCCACACGTAATCGGTCTGTGTATGTAGCGCCTGACATATCTACGTGTTCACCGACCACTTTGGAAATATGGGCCAGATTGTCACTCACAGGCTCTTGCAGGCTTGCGAGCACCCCGATGTCATCCTCGTCAGCGCGCCGAATTGAAATGGGCGGAAGGCAGTTTGTGAGTTCTCCAGAGATGATCCGTTCCTGCCTTCTTATGTCTGCGTCGATGGTGCGGTACTCACCCAGACGTTTGATGATGAGTTTTTCTCGCTCGCTGAACGTTTCTGTATCAAGGTCAAACGTCTGCTGGACTGAAAAATTTCTGGATCGATCAGCACGGATACCCAACTGCATTTGCACTTGCCCACCCCCTTCCCCATTCAGGTGAAAATGCTTTTATGGGTTGTTCGCTTGCTACTCAGTGGTCATTGTTTCTTCCTTCTCGCTCACGGTGTCATTCACTCCTACTCACTCCCTTCTGCTGATTCGTTTTCTTCCAGACCTGTTGGTTCCACGAAAAAGGAATATGTCATGTATAGTGCTTCTGAATTGCACCAAGGACAAGTTTTAGGCTCTGCGTATTCATCACCATCAGCCAAGAAGGAACGTTTGCATTTTTCACAGTTGTACATGTCAAAAATGTGCTGTGTACTCATTTTCGACTCACTCCCTTCTGTGGGTTGGAGAGCTTGACGCACATTCAAGCATCGCGGACATTGTTCTGGTGGCTTTGTGGTCGTTCCCCTGTGCGGCAATCGTCCAGTTCCATTGCATTGCGGGCACATGACGGCTTCTCTTGCCAACGCTTCCCGCAACCGCTGGACTTCTTCCCGCAACCGCTGATTCTGGTCTGACAAATATTCCATGTCCTGCACGGCGTAAGCAATAAACTCGCCATCCAAGTTTTTTCTGAGGTTTCCGTGAAATGTTACCTTCGCCTTTTCAAGCTTTGCGTGTATCTCGTTCTCACGCATCTGTACCACTCCCTTCTGTGGGTTGTTGAATGTCTGTAGCAACATGAGTTTCGGGAGGCATCCGGAGTATAGGTTCGCGGTCTTCCATAATCGCCAGAGCCAGTTCCAGTCCATTGAACAGACCTAGATCGTAGAAGCCTGCGTCCCAGTTCCCGTTGCTCCCTTGGATGTCGTGAACTTCTTTCAACTGTTTCAATTTCTTCTCCACGCCCAACACATGTCCGTTACTCATTCGCTCACCTTCCAATCTCGGATTTTGATGAGGGTGTTAAATGCGACTGTTCTCGTTGAATTTTCGTCCGAGTTTTTAGCGATACTTGCCAATGCCGACTGCATGAGTTGGTTTTGTTGCTTGACTTCAACGAACTCTCGGTCAAGTAGGTCGTAACTTTCTTTCCACAATTGTCTGCTTCGCCACTGTGCGCCTTCATCCAACATAGCCTGTGACTCTGACAGTTGGCGCTGTAGGTCTCGAATGGTATCGTCGCGACCCTCAACTTGAGCATGGAGATCGGCGTTCAACTTATCGTAGTAATCCTCGCGTGTCATTCGCTCACCTTCCCTGCAAGAAAGTCACTAGCCATTGACTGCACTGAATACCGAGCATCCACATCATCTTCATAACGAGGAACGTATGTCGCTATCTCCTTCAATACAGCAACAGCATCTTCCAACCGCTTAGATTGGTCCAGATAGGCTTGTGCGACTTGCTCACATTCCGAATATGTCGCTTCCCGTCTTAGCACAAATTCTGCCGATTGCTTTACCTCTTGTGGTGTCACAGTCCATACCTCCTTTATGGTTTGCTCGCGGACACATCATCATGAGGCTGGCTCACTCTGTACTCGCGTCGCTGTGGAAATGTTTCCGAATTTCTTTCAACACTCCCTCTAAAACCGCCACTCCATCTTCGTTCTCGAACCCCAAAAGGATCGGTCCCATCTCGTCCCTCGGCGTATCCTCGTCGCGTAAGTTAATGTACGGCTTTCCCTCGATGATGTAAGCCTGTACTCGCAACGTACCTTTGCCGAACACGGCACGGAATGCTAGACGAGATCCCGTATCACTATGCACGATGTCTATCACTGTGCCTCACCTTCCTTCGGTTGCTCGCGGCTTCATCGGTGCTACCCTCTGCTCGCTCGCGTGTGGCTAATTCCTCATCATCCAGGTAACTAGCGCAATCAACAGCACTAGCGCTAATGTCAGATACACCGTAAAGCCAAACGTCCATGCGTCATACAAAAAATTGTGCCAGAAGGCAAACATATCTCCACCTACTCTCTCCGCGAGCCTGTAGACTCGCAATCGATTTTTACGGTTTGTTCGCATGTAACCGCTCAGTCTGTGTGACCCTCTACTTGCTTACGGTGTTCAATAGCGCCCGCAATCGCTGGACTTCTGCTATAAGTTGGTCGTTGTAGTCAATCAGCCCCGGAATGTATTCGTTCACCATCTCATGCTTCTGGCTGTAACTCAGATATTGGGGCGATACACCATCCATCATCAGACGAACGTGTCCGCCGAACCGTTGCGCCTTCTCTATATTCAGCACATCAGCCATACCATTTACATCCCCTCCCGCGAGCCTATAGGGTGTTCCGCAGGCCGCTATCGTTTGTTCGGCGAGCAACCCTACAAAGCGTAGTTTGCTTCCTGCTCTACCGGCTCTAAAATCCATGCACCATACTTACTCGCCAAGTATTCACGCACACGCTCTGGCCCCCACTGATACACTTGCGGCTCACCATTTGCCCGTTCTACTGGCTTGTCCGCTTGAGTCACAATTACGTGCATTGACCGTCTGCGTCCGTCGCGAATTGTCATTTCATCAGCCCCCATTTCTTCTTGTGATAATGCACCGTCATGGGATGTACCCCATACTCCTTTGCGATCCTGGCATCCGACAACTCCTTGCTCAGTGACAGATAGATCTCCATCGTCAACTTTCCTGGCCTACGCTGTACCACGCTGTTTCCGAACACACCGCCGAGTCTTGGACGTATTGCATACCTGCGGTTCCGATCCATGGCGAGTACCGCTACGTCGTCAATATCGCGTTGCAGCTCATGCGCAATCTCAGCGATAGACTGACCTGACTTCCACATTGCGTCGAACCGCACAACATCCTGTTCGTCCCAAACGAAGTTGAGATCCTCTAGTGCGGTGTATATCTTGCGCCGACTCTCAGACAGATACCGCGACTGGATCTGCTGCTCTGCAT